TGTGTAAACTCTGGTGAAGATTATTTAGCCCACCATGGCATTCTTGGAATGAAATGGGGCGTGCGAAGATACCAGAACAGTGATGGCACCTTGACTGCCGCTGGGCGAAAGAGATATAAAATTGAAACCGATATTCGTCCAAAACATCCGTCAGCTTGGCATGAAGCAGACAAGAAGAAAAAATTTAGTGCCACGCCTATTCTCGATGAATTAGAACGCCAACAACGTCATAATCTTACTAAACATGCAGTTACAGCAGGCGAAAACTTTGTAAATTCGTATCTAAAGAAACACAATTATACGCTTAATGGAAAAGAAATGCAAGTTTCAAAGAATGTAAGCCTTATTATTAACTCAATGCTTGATTACAAATATATGAAAGATACATTTAAATAATGAGGTTAAACAATGGAAGAAAATTACTCTTTTGGCTCCAGGGTGAAACGCGCCTGGAATGCGTTCTTGATTCGAGATCCACCGGTTTATCGCGGCGGTGAGGTTAGTTATGGCTACCGACCTGACCGTGTACGGTTTACGAGAGGTAATGAGCGAACGATCGTGACCTCGGTTATCAACCGAATCGGTATCGACTGCGCTGCAATCAAAATGGTTCATGCCCGGATGGATGAGGATGACCGTTTCCTGAAAGAAATTGACAGTGGGTTAAACAACTGCCTGAATGTGGAAGCGAACATCGACCAGACCGGGCGATCTTTTATCCAGGATATGGTAATGAGCCTGATGGACGAGGGCTGCATTGCCATTGTGCCGGTAGACACTACCTCCAGCCCACTTATGACTAATGGATATGACATCCAGAGTTTGCGAGTTGGTAAGGTGATCGAGTGGTATCCCGATCGGGTACGGATTCGGCTTTACAATGACCAGACTGGGCGGCAGGAAGAGGTTACTTTGCCTAAAAGCATGGTGGGCATTGTGGAGAACCCGCTGTTTGCAGTGATGAATGAGCCGAACTCGACGATGCAGCGCCTGATCCGTAAGCTGGCCCTTTTGGATGTTGTGGACGAGCAGACCAGTTCCGGTAAGCTTGACCTGATTATCCAGCTGCCCTATGTCATTAAGACAGAGGCACGTCGGAAACAGGCTGAGGAACGTCGGAAACTCGTGGAAGATCAGCTGGCAGGGTCTAAGTACGGTATTGCCTATACTGATGGCACCGAGCGAATTACCCAGCTGAACCGGAGCCTTGACAACAACCTGATGAAGCAGATCGAGTATTTGCAGAATCTGCTTTGGAGCCAGTTGGGCATTACGCAGGCTGTTATGGATGGAACGGCTGATGATAAGACGATGCTGAACTATTACAATCGGACGATCGAACCGATCGTATCCGCTATTGTGTTGGAGATGCGGCGAAAGTTCCTGACTAAGACCGCCAGGAGCCAACACCAGTCAATTGTGTTCTTTAACGATCCGTTTAAGCTGGTGCCGGTGGCACAGTTGGCTGATGTGGCCGATAAGTTCCGCCGCAATGAAATCCTGAGTTCGAACGAACTGCGACAGATTGTAGGTTATCGCCCGAATGAGGACCCGGAATCGGATAAACTGACCAACCCCAACATCAGTCAGAGCAAGGAACAGCTTGCCGATAATAAACCGATCGTTCCCAAGGAGGAGAATCAAAATGGCTAAGCGTAATTACGATTGCCGTGGCTGGGCTACCAAGTTTGGCGTGCTTTGCGGTGACGGTAGAACGATTATGCCAGGTGCATTCCGAGAGCAGGACGGCCAGGAAGTGCCACTTGTATGGAACCACCAGCATAACGATGCCAAGAATGTTTTGGGCCATGCCCTTTTGAAGGCAGAGCCCGAGGGCATGAGGGCTTATGTAACTTTTAACGATACTGACCAGGGACGCATTGCGAAGGCTCTTGTGAAGAACCGCGACATTACGTCCTTTTCCATTTGGGCAAATGGACTGCGGTATGCCGGTGATAAGAGCCGCGGCAATGTGGCTCATGGCATTATTCGCGAATTGAGCCTTGTTTTGGCAGGTGCTAACCCCGAGGCCCATATTGACGAAGTGCTTGCCCATGGCGAAGCCAGTGTTGATGAGGGCGTTATCTATAACAATGCCGGTGATATGGAATACGACTCCGGAGAGTTCGATGACACCCTTGAACATTCCGATGACAAAAAGGAGGAGCCTGAGATGGCCGAAGAAACTAAGAAACCCGAATCTGAACAGAATGGTAAGACTGTTCAGGAAGTAATTGACAGCATGACCGAGGAACAGAAAAAGGTTCTGTATGCTATGGTCGGTCTGGCTGCAGATAAGGAATCCGGCGATAGTGCCAAAGAAGAACCCATTACTGAGGAGGATAAAACCATGAAGCATAATATTTTCGACAAAGAGACCGAGCGTACCGAGGATGTTCTGTCCCACGACGCTATGACCACCATCATCAATGACGCCAAGAAGGGCCGCCTGACTTTGAAGGAGGCTACCGAGGATTATCTGGAGCATTCCGAGGGTGATTACGGCATCAAGCAGATCGACCAGCTGTTCCCGAACTACAAGGAGCTGAATACTCCCCCGAAGTTCATTGATCGTGATCAGAGCTGGGTCAGTGTTGTGATGAACGGCGTCAAGCATGTTCCTTTCAGCCGCATCAAGACCAGCTTTGCTGACATCACCGCTGATGAGGCCCGTGCACGAGGCTACACCAAGGGCAAGAAGAAGATCGAAGAGGTCTTTACCCTGCTGAAGCGCACCACCGACCCCCAGACTGTTTACAAGAAGCAGAAGTTCGACCGCGATGATGTGATCGATATTACTGATTTCGATGTTGTTGCTTGGGTCAAGGGTGAGATGCGCGGTAAGCTGAACGAGGAACTGGCTCGTGCTTTCCTGATCGGTGACGGTCGCCAGTCTGATTCTGATGACAAGATCCAGGAAACCCATATTCGCCCGATCTGGACGGATGATGCAATGTACTCTGTCAAGCGTGAGATTACCAAGGGTGCTACCGAGGCTGAAACTGCCAGCAACCTGATCGATGATACCATCCGCGCCCGCAAGGAGTACAAGGGCTCCGGCAATCCGACCCTGTTTACCAGTGAGGATGTTCTGGCCGAGATGCTGCTGCTGAAAGACAAGAACGGCATTCGCATCTACAAGAGCGTCGACGAGCTGGCCACTGCTATGCGCGTTTCCAAGATCGTTACTGTTCCCCAGTTTGACGGCAATCTGACCCGTGAGAACACCGCAAGCAACAAGAAGGATACCTTTACCCTGAAGGCAATTATGGTCAACCTGGTCGACTACACTGTCGGCGCTGACAAGGGTGGTGCAGTGTCCATGTTCGATGACTTTGACATCGACTACAACCAGATGAAGTACCTGATCGAGACCCGCTGCTCCGGCGCGCTGACTGTACCGAAGTCCGCTATCGTCTTCGAGACCAAGGAGACCAGCACGATTGCCGCTTGATCGTAGGTTAGCCATTACTAACCTAAAAGGAGATTCTCATGGCTAAGTTTTACGGAAACATTGGATACTGTAAGCTGACTGAGACCGCGCCCGGTGTACATACCGAGGAGATTACGGTTCGGCCTTATTATGGCGATTTTATCCGGAATACACGGAGACTCCAGGGGACGGAGCACCTGAACGACGATCTCATCATCAGCAGTCAGCTGAGCATTGTATCCGACCCGTATGCCCGTGAGAATTACTTTGCGATGCGTTATGCCGAATTCAACGGGGCAAAGTGGAAGATCAACGAGGTCGAGGTGCAGTATCCACGACTGATCTTGACGTTGGGAGGTCTTTACAATGGGGACGAGACTTGAGCTCCACCATGATTTGTGTGAGGTTTTTGGCTGCCCGGAAACCGGAAAGGATTGCAGGGTCTACTTTCAGCCTACAGTGAATACCCAGCTGAAGTACCCCTGTATCCTTTACGAGTTGAGTACAGCCGATACCAAATTTGCGGACAATGCCCCGTACCGATGGACAAAACGCTATCAGGTCACTGTGATCGATAAGAACCCGGATACGAAAATTCCGGAACTCATCGCACAGTGGCCGCTTTGTTTGTTTGACCGTTTTTATCCGGCAGACAATTTAAACCACTATGTATTTAACCTTTACTATTAAAGGAGGACAATCAAAATGGCAGCTATTACCTGGGATGATACCGGCAAGCGCTTTTACGAAACTGGCGTTGACCACGGTGTTCTGTACCCGTATAACACCACCTCTGGCAAATACACCCCTGGCGTGTCCTGGAATGGCCTGACCTCGGTCTCCGAGAGCCCCTCCGGCGCAGACGAGACCGCCCTGTACGCCGACAACATCAAGTATGGTTCCATGCGTGCAGCCGAGGATCATGGTGGCACCATCGAGGCTTACACTTATCCTGATGAGTGGAATGAGTGCGATGGTCGTGTGCAGATCGCCAAGGGCGCTTATGCCAGCCAGCAGAGCCGCAAGATGTTTGGCCTGTCTTACCGCACCAAGATTGGCAACGATGTCAGCGATGAAGCTGGCTATAAGCTGCATCTGGTTTATGGTGCCACGGCTTCCCCTTCGGAGATGAGCCATGAGACCATCAATGACAGCCCTGACGCTGCGACTATGAGCTGGGATTACACCACCAACCCGGTTGCCGTTGCCGGCCATAAGCCGACTGCACACATCGTGATCGACAGCCGCACCGCGGAAAAGAGCAAACTGGCTCAGTTGGAGGCCAAGCTGTATGGCGGCGAAACCGACCAGCCTGAACTGCCGCTGCCTGCTGAGGTTCTGACTCTGCTGGGCGAAGCCAGCGTATAACTACGATCTTTGAAAGGAGAAAATGACCATGCTTAAGAAAACCATTACCTATACCGATTACGACGGCCTGGAGCGTACCGAAGAGTTCCGCTTTAATCTGACCAAGGCTGAACTTGTCGATATGGAGCTTACGACCGCTGGCACCTTCAGCGAGACGATGAAACGCATTATCGCAGAAAAGGACATCATTCGTATTGCCAAACTGTTCAAGGAGCTGCTCCTGAAGAGCTATGGCGTGAAAAGCGATGATGGCAAGCGTTTTGTCAAGAGCCAGGAACTGAGTGAGGCTTTTAGCCAGACTGAAGCCTACAGCGATCTTTACATTGAACTTTTGAGCAATCCTGAAGAGGCTGCCAAGTTCTTTGCTGAGGTTGCGCCGAAGATAGAAGAAGTTAGTGCAGTTCCGGCAGGCAATGTAACGGTTTTGCCTAAAGTATAAGGCATAAGGAGAGATAAGGAATGCTTGAGATTACGGTAGCCCCGAGAGAGTATTATGACGAGGCGAATAACCAGTTTATTACGGTACCGGAGCAGAAACTTGTGCTTGAGCATTCCCTTATCTCCCTTTCTAAGTGGGAATCAAAATGGCACAAAGTCTTTTTAAGTGATGAGGCTCATACCAAAGAGCAGCAGATCGATTATATCCGCTGTATGACGGTGAACAAGGCTGTAAACCCTATGGCTTATTATGGACTTACCAATAAGCAGCTGGCAGAAATCGATGCGTATATCGAGGACCCTATGACAGCCACCTGGTTTGCGGATGAGAAGCGAACGGGGAAGAAAAAAGTTATTACTAACGAAGTGATCTATTCCTGGATGGTTGATTTGGGTGTTCCGGTAGAGTTTGAGCGCTGGCATTTAAACCGGCTAATTACTTTAATTCGGGTTTTAAACAAGAGCCATGAACCGAAGAAAAAGATGAGCAAAAAAGCTACCTTTGATAGATATGCAGAGCTAAATGCTAAGCGCCGGGCAAAGACCGGTACCAAAGGATGATTCCCTTTTAGAAGGAGAGATAAGAATGAGACTTGCTGGCGGTATTACCAACGGGCGAGTACGAGTCCGTTACAATTATGCAAGATATGGTTATACCCGTGGTGGAGGAAAGACCTGGCACGGCGGTATTGACCTGGAACTTTTGGATGATAAGGAATATTTCGCTCCTTATTACAAAGACGGCACGAAAGTGAAGTTTAAAGTTACGAGAGCCAGAATTGTGACTTACAAATCCAATAGGACCTGGGAGTGGGGGTACTATATTTGCCTGGAAGTGCAGAATCCCCCGAAGGGCAGCCGGACGAGGTATATCTACCTGTGCCATAATGCAAAGCTGCTTGTTAAGGCCGGGGATATTGTAGAATCTGGTGACTTAATTGCCGTTATGGGTAATACCGGCAACGCGGCATTGGCTGACCCGCCGTATGAGCATGTGCACTTTGAGCTCCGCGAAACTGCACTGGGAACAGGCATTGATCCGACAGAATATTGCGGTTGTCTGAATGAGGTTGGAACCTATGGAGAGGAGCCTGAAACTATGAGTGATCCGATCACGATTGATGTCTCTAAATGGCAGAAGGTGATTGAGTGGGATAGAGTCCCTTATAAAGCGTTTATTCGCATTGGGTACCGTGGGTACGGTGATGCCGGTACGTTGGTAACTGATGAATATTTTGAGCGAAATATTTCTGGAGCTTTGGCAAACAATAAGCTGGCAGGGTTCTATTTCTTTAGCCAGGCGTTGAATGCTGCGGAAGGCAAGGCCGAGGCCGAGTATGCTGTAAAGGTTCTGAATGGGCGTTGCAAAGGCCTTCCTATATTTTTTGATACTGAACCTTCGAATGAGCCTAACCATAACGGACGTGCCGATCATATTACTAAAGCCGCACGAACTGCCGCTGCTAAGGCTTTTTGTGACCGAATCAAGGAGCTTGGATATATGCCTGGTGTTTATACCTATACCACCTACGCATACTCCAATGTTTACTATGCAGATCTTGTGAATGAGAATGGGTATCTTGGTTGGTTGGCAGATGTCAGAACCAACTATGATAAGAGCTTACCTCGTCATATTCATCAGTATACGCAGGCAAATGTCCCTGGTATTACCAGCGGGGAGGTTGACATGAACCGAATCGTCAAGCCTTGGGGCACAGATACGGCTCCTGCCGAACCTGCCAAACCGACGACCCCTACGATGCAGAAGATCGCGATCGGACCTGTGAGCAATGGCGATGCCATGAAATTTTACAATCTGGCAAAAGAGCTGAAACTGACAGACATGGGGCTGTACAAGGCTGAGTACGTGTAAGGAGAATCAAAATGGCCATTGTTTTTAAGCATAAGGGGGACCTTAAAAAGACAAAGCGGTTTTTAAAGCGGATGTCTGAAGAGGAATACCTGAAATGCCTTGATAAGTATGGCCGGAAAGGGGTAGAGGCATTGGCCCTGGCTACCCCAAGAGACAGCGGCAAAACTGCTGAGAGTTGGGACTACAGGATTAACCGCGATAAAGACGGTGTAAAGATCACCTGGACCAACAGCAATGTGAATAAAGGCGTGAATATTGCGATTATCCTGCAATATGGTCACGGAACAAGGAATGGCGGATACGTTCAGGGTCGAGATTACATCAACCCGGCTATCCGCCCTATTTTTGACCAACTGGCAGCTGAGGTTTGGGAAGAGGTGGCAAAGGAATGAGTTCGTCTATTGACCAGCGCATTGTTGAGATGCAGTTTGACAATGCACAGTTTGAGAAAGGCATCTCTACAAGCCTTAAAAGCATTGACAATTTAGAAAAAGGGCTGAAGCTTGATGGAGCCAGTAAAGGCCTTGAAAGTGTATCCAAAGCTGCTAATTCAATGGATTTCAGCGGACTTCAGGGCGGTATTTATGCTGTTCAACAGAAGTTCAGTGCCCTGGAAGTAATTGGCATTACAGCTTTGCAGCGAATTACAAATGCTGCGATTTCTACTGGTGAATCCCTTGTAAAGTCGCTTTCCATTGATCAGATTTCTGCGGGTTTTGCTAAATTTGGCAGTAAGACGTCATCTGTGGCAACTCTGGTTGCACAGGGCAATGAACTTGAGCGTGTGAATGAGCAGCTTGATCGACTTAACTGGTTTACAGATGAAACCTCCTATAGCTTCACCGATATGGTGGCAAACATTGCGAAGTTTACGGCATCGGGTAAGGGACTGGACGAATCTGTAACGGCTATGGAGGGCATTGCCAACTGGGCCGCTCTTTCCGGCCAGAATGCAACTACTGCCAGCCGCGCAATGTACCAGCTTTCTCAGGCAATGGGCGCTGGTATCATGCGAAAAGAGGACTATAAGTCGATTCAAAATGCCAGTATGGATACCGACGAATTCCGACAGAAATGTTTGGATGCTGGTGTTGCACTCGGAAAGTTAAAGAAAAACGCTGATGATACCTATACCTCTCTTGTAAACAACAAAGGATCGTTTACAAAATCTCAGTTCGCCGAGCATTTGACAGACGACGCATGGTTTACTTCGGACGTTATGATGTCTGTTTTTCAGACTTATTCAAGTGCCGTTGACCAAATTTACGATTATGCTGACGAGAAAGGCATTACTGCATCTCAGGCAATTTCTGAACTTGGTGATAAAGTCGATTCTTTCGGTCTGAAAGCATTCAAAGCCGCTCAGGAAGCACGAACCTGGGGTGATGCGGTTGATTCTGTAAAAGATGCTGTATCTACCGGTTGGATGAACACCTTTGAGTTGATCTTTGGCAATCAGGAAGAAGCTACTCAGCTTTGGACCGATTTGGCAAACGCTATGTACGACGTATTTGCAGGCGGGGCTGAAGCTCGAAATGAGATGCTTAAAGAGTGGAAAGAGTCTGGTGGTCGAGATGATCTAATTCAGTCTTTCTGGAATATTTGGGACGCTGTGTCTAAAGTGACTGCCTCAATTAAAGAGGCATTTGGTGAAATTTTTGCACCAATGACATCTGGCAAGTTGCTTTCCATGACCGAGAATCTGAAGAATTTTACAGAGTCCTTGATCGTGAGTGATGAAACTGCCAATAAATTGAAGCGGACGTTTAAAGGCGTATTTGCGGTTTTCGATATTTTTAAAAAAGTCCTTGGGACAGTTGGTGACGCAATTGCCAAACTTTTAGGCTCTGACGGACTAAAAGACCTTGGAAATACACTTTTAGATTCGGCAGCTTCCCTTGGTGATTTCCTAGTCTCGTTAAATGAGAGCTTTTCGACAGATGGAATTACTGGTATGTTCGATAAAATCGTTACCGTGATTTCTGATCTGTTCTCTGGTGTACTTAATAGTGCCGGAGGGTTTAGCGGAGCATTCGGTACAATTGGCTCGAGCATTTCTTCGGTTCTCGGTTTTATCTGGAATTCCTTTAAGACTGTATTTTCTTGGCTGAAAGAGAATATTTCGCTAAAGGGTATCCTTGGTACCGTTGCAGCCGCATTTAGTGCTTTGACAGGTAAGGAGCTCTTTGATGCAGCCAGCGGAATCTCTGGTTTTATCGAAAAATTGACCGGAGCAGGCAAAAATTCCGGATCTCTGAAAGCTAAAATTTCTGAGCTCTTTGAAAGCCTTCACGATAGCTTACAGGCATTGACAACAAGCATTAAAGTGACATCACTTGTAGGAATTGCTGGCGCGATCGGCGTTTTGACAGCATCTCTGAACACACTCTCGCAGATTGATGCTGGGGCGGCACTTAAAGGTATTAGCACCATGGCTGCTATGTTCAAAATGCTGACAAAAAGTTTAGATAGTATCACAAAGACACTATCTAAAAATGGATCTAAAGGACTGGGCAAAGCATCTATTAGTTTAATTCTGATTGCCGAATCCATGAAGGTTCTGGCATCTGCGATGGCTAAATTCGGTGGTTTGTCGCTTAAAGAAATTGCTAAGGGTCTTATCGGTGTTGGTGGCGGTCTGACCATCTTATGTGTCGGACTTAAAGCTCTGAATGGGGTTAAGGTTCCGCTCAGAACCAGCATTAGTCTTTTGGCAATTGCAGAGAGCTGTAAGATTCTTGGAGATGCCATGAGCAAATTCTCTGGATTCTCATGGGATGAAATTGGGAGATCTCTGACTGCTATGGGCGGTGCCCTTGGTGAGCTAGTTGTCGCTCTTGGTATTCTCAACAAAGTAAGTGGCCTCGGTTCTTTGGCTGGCAGTGTGTCTACTTTGATTATTGTCCAATCTTTGTCAGGACTTGCTGATGGCCTTAGTAAGTTTGGAAGTTTTAGCTGGGACGAGATTGAGCACGGCCTTGTTGGAATGGGAGGAGCTCTTGCTGAAGTTTCAACTGCAATTGTTGCCGTATCCAAACTGGCAGGATTCGGTTCGCTATTTGCTGCTGGCTCGATTGCCATTGTGATTAGCGGTTTGGATGAACTTGCCGATTCTCTCACAAAATTTGGATTTATGTCTTGGGAAGCTATCACTCATGGCCTTGTTGCTATGGGCGGTGCGCTTGCCGAAGTGGCCGGATTTACAGGCGCTCTTGGAAATATTGCTGGATTCAGTGGTTTGCTTGGGGCTGGGTCTATTCGGCTAACAATTACCGGGCTTAGTGATTTGGCAGATGCACTTGAACAAATCGGTGGATTGAGCTGGGATGAAATTAAACGCGGACTTAGTGGCATGGGCGGTGCTCTTTTAGAGGTTTCGGCCATTACGGGTGCCCATGGACTGATTTCCGGATTTAGCGGTTTGCTTGGAAGTGGGTCATTGCTTCTGGCGATTCAGGGGCTCAATGATTTGGCTGAAGCATTTAAAACATTTTCCACGATGTCTTGGGAAGATGTAAACAATGCTCTCACTGCAATGCTTGGTGCTATGGGCGCTACTGCCCTTGGCGGCCTGGCAAATACTTTTTCTGGACTTGGAGCCGCTTCGATTAAAGCTGTTGCCGATGGGCTTGGTCCCTTAGCTGAAGCAGTTAAGCAGTGGCAGGGAGTAAGTGTCGATGACAATCTCCCTGGTCAGTTATCTTCTCTCGCGACTGGCGTTAGCTCTTTCTGGGCCGCTGGTTGGGGTGCAGATGCTATCAATACTGTGTCTTCTGGGCTTGGAACATTGGCTGAATCTGTAAATGCGTGGCAAAACGTAGAAGTTCCGGACAACATTGCTGATAACATGCTCGACCTTGCGAATGCAATCAGCACATTCACGTTTTCTGGTTTTGGGTCCTCTGCGATTTCTACAGTAGCAGCACCTCTCGGCGAATTGGCCGCATCTGTGAATGCATGGAACGGTGTTACCATCAAGGACGATTTAGGAACACAACTTTCCAATTTGGCAACCGGAGTTAGCTCTTTCTGGGCCGCTGGTTGGGGTGCAGATGCTATCAATACTGTATCCTCTGGACTTGGGACATTGGCCGAATCTGTTGGAAAATGGGAGTCTGTTTCCATTGACGATATGTTGGGAACGAAGCTGACGAGTCTTGCTACTGGTGTTGAAGCCTTTTCGTTTGCATTTCTTGCCGGATGGTCTATTGATCAGCTGGTTAATCCCTTGGCATCACTGGCCGATTCTGTTTTAAAATGGAAAAGCGTATCTATTCCTGCAAAAATCGGAGAAAAACTAAAAGATCTTGCTTCTGGCATAAATGACTTTGGTTTGTCTTTTCTTGCCGGATGGTCGCTTGGAACTGTCACTGGGCCATTGGGTGACCTGGCGGATTCAATTAACAAATGGAATAGCGTGACAATCCCGGATGATATTTCAACGAAACTTTCGGGTCTTGCAGACGGACTTATGAAGTTTAGTGGCGTTGGAAACATTTCGCTCGCTATATCTTCCATCGAAACAATTTCTGAGGCCGCAGTTAAGCTGTCAGGGGCCAATTTTGATTCCATTTCGAGCGGCCTTGCCTCTTTAACCGATGCACTGACGAAACTTGGCAGCATTGATCTTTCAGCAGCAACTAATATGGGTGACATTACAGGCGCAGTAGCTTCGATGATTCAGACCTTATCAACTGCAATTCAGAATAGTGCCCCTACAATTAGCGAGTCTTTTGGTAGCATGTTAACCACTGTGATCAACAACTCAGTGACCTACCAGAATCTATTCTATACGAACGGTCAGACTCTTATGACCAAAATTGTAGACGGATTTAATTCTGGAAATGGCACTTTGAGTGCTTCAGTGGTAAATGTTCTAACAAGTGGCGCTGCTGCAATTTATGACCAGTATCAGAACTGGTATACAGCAGGTGCATTTTTAGATATTGGTCTCGCGGCTGGCATTAGATCTGGAGAATCCAACGTAATTACCGCGGCTACAGATGTTGCCACTAAAGCCATAAAAGCTGCAAAAGATGCTCTGCAAATCAACTCTCCGTCCAAGGTCACTTATGGCTTTGGACGGTTCTTTGATTTGGGGCTTTCCAACGGTATCTATGATTATGCAGATCGGGTGGCAAAGGCAACCGAGACAATCTCTAATCAGGCACTATCGGCGGCACAAATCATTGCCGAAAACATTGCGGCTACGATGGATGAGGATTTCGAGTACGAGCCTACCATCCGGCCTGTTTTGGATATGGATGAGGTGGATAGTGGCCTTAATGCGTTTGATCGGAGTTTTGCTAACCGCAGCATGAATCTTGCCGGCAGCATTGACCGTGTACGGAAGGCAGCCCCTGTGGATAAGTATGCTGAGAACGTGAACCCCAGCCAGAATCAAAATGGCGGGTCCAATACCTACAACTTTAACCAGTATAACTACAGCCCGAAGGCACTGAGCAGGATCGATTTGTACCGCCAGACGAACAACCAGTTTGCCATGATGAAGGAAAGAGGAAAAGCATGATCAAGACCGTGAAAGTTACAAACTACATGGGCGAATCACTGACCATTCCTCTTATCTGGAATGGCGGGCCTTTTGAGATTGAGAAGATCGAAGGTCTTGGTCCGCCCAAGGCCAACATCAACACGACCGAGATTGCCACAAATGATGGCTCGAAGTTTAACTCTGCCCGATCTACTGAACGAAACATTGTTTTGTATCTTATCCTACATGGAGCACCTACCATTGAGGATGCACGACATTTGAGTTACAAGTATTTTCCTGTGAAGAAGTATTTGCAACTTGAGATTGAGACCGATAACCGGCGCTGCATTGTGGAAGGCTACCCCGAATCCAATGAACCAAATATCTTTAGTGAAAACGAAGACATTCAGGTCAGTATCGTTTGCCCGAATCCGTATTGGAAGTCGGCAGGCGATGACGGAATTCGAGAGGTAGTATTTCATGGTGTGGCGCCTAATTTCGAGTTTCCTTTCTCTAACGAATCGCTGACTGAGGATAAGATCGAGTTTGGTATTATCGAGCGGCGCAAAGAAAATGTCGTTTACTATGACGGCGATGCGGAGCAGGGAATTACTATCATCATTGAAGCGATCGGCACAGTGAAGAACCTTACAATTTACAACGTAAGGACACGAGAGAAAATGGCTATCAGCCACGATGAGCTTGTGAGCTTTACTGGTTCCGGCATTGTGAACGGCGATACAATTACGATTTCGACTGTGAAGGGCCACAAATCGATCGAGCTTTTGCGTGACGGTGTTACGACTAACATCCTGAACTGCATTGGCAAAGATGACGACTGGTTTATGCTGTCGAAAGGCGACAACATTTTCGGCTATACTGCGGATGAGGGCAGCGACTACCTGGATTTCAAAATAAACTATTCTTCTTTGTATGAGGGTATTTAAATGGAAGCACTGATTATGGACAAGGACTTTAAGTCGGTAGCTGTAATTGACGACTATGAGTCTTTTATCTGGACTGACCGTTATACCGGCTACGGAGACTTTGAGCTTTATGCCCCTGTCAGTGCAGCATTTTTCAACTTTACCAAAGATGGGTATTATATTTGGAGCGCTGAATCTGAGCATCTTATGATTATCGAGAAGAACGATATCAAGAGCGATGCGGAGGATGGCAGCCATGTTACCGTGAAAGGGAGGAGCCTTGAGTCTATTATAGACCGGCGTATTATCTGGGCCCAGACGACCCTTAGCGGCAGTTTACAGGACGGGATCAAGAAACTTCTTACAGAAAACATCATTTCGCCGAGTGATGAGAAGCGGAAGATCCCGAATTTTGTTTTTAAGGAAAGCACTGACGAAGCAATTACGAAGCTGACAGTAGATGCCCAGTATACTGGCGACAATCTCTACGATGCCATTAAATCTCTTTGCGAAACAAATGAACTCGGATTTAAGGTTATCTTAAACAGTGACCTTAAGTTCGAGTTTTCTTTGTATTTCGGAACGGACCGCTCTTACAATCAAAAGAAGCTGCCGTATGTAATTTTTAGCCCGAACTTTGAAAACCTGGTAAACTCGAACTACTACGAAAGTTCTGCGGAGCTTAAGAATGTAGCACTTGTTGGTGGGGAAGGAGAAGGCTCGGACCGGAAATTTAAGAGTGTATACGGCAACGGCGTTCAGGAGTTCCCCAGTGGGATGGACAGGAGAGAGCTGTTTGTGGACGCCCGGGATTTGAGCACCAAGACAAGCGGTAAGACTCTATCTGCCACCGAATACAATGCCCAGCTTGAACAGCGAGGCTACGATAAACTTGGGGAGAATACCCAGGCTACCGGGTTTGAGGGCGACATTGAGAATACTGAGATGTTCAGCTATGGGAAGGATTTCTTCGTCGGAGATATTGTACAGATTCAAAATGAGTACAAAATCAAGGCTACTACAAGAGTGGTCGAGGTCGTTATCTCGGATAGCTCCACGGGCACTACGATCGTGCCGACATTCTCGACCCCGACACTGACAAAAACTTAAAGGAGGCTGTACAATATGGCTTTTAGCTATGGCTTTTACAATAGCCTGAATGGAGATCGAAAGTACGACTCCGAAGATTTGAGCCGGATGTTTGATGGCATTATTACGGACGGCATAATTGGCGCGGTTGGCGATACGTTTGCTGTAAAAGCCGGAACTGGAAATACTGTAAACGTATCGAGTGGGCGTGCTTGGTTCAATCATACATGGACCTACAACGATGCGCCGATGCCTATTAGCTGCGGCTCTGCGGCTGTGCTTTTGGACCGCTATGATGCCATTGTGCTGGAAGTGAACGCTGCTTCTGATGTGCGTAAAAACAGTATCAAAGTTGTGACCGGAACCGAAGCATCAATCCCGGTGAAGCCCACGATGGAGAACACTGAGTTTGTGCACCAGTATCCGCTGGCTTATATTTTGCGTAAAGCAGGTTCCAGCAGCATTTTACAGTCTCAGATCGAGAATGCTGTCGGTACCGAAGCGTGTCCGATTTGCACCGGAGTGCTGAAGAGCCTTAATGTTGAGCAGATGATGGCCCAGTGGGAGGCTCAGTTTGATGAATGGTTTCAGTCGACAAAGGATACCCTGAGTGGCGACGTTGCCGGAAATCTATTAAATAAAATTGAGAAGGCTGAGGATAAAATTCCATATATGTATACTGCAACTCTATCTGTAAATAATTGGATTAGAAGCAGCGGAACATATTATTCCAATGGATATATTTATAAACAAACAGCAACAATGGTACCAGATATTAGTTCAGCGCCAGTAGTTACTGCGAGCAGCACGTTCACAAGTGGGGTGCAGTTTATTAAAACCCGGGTTCCTTCCACGGATGATACTCTTGCTGAAGTGCAGGATATTATCAATGACGGCATCACTGTGAGTGGATACAACTCCGTTGACGTTTACGTTAAGGAGAAACCAAATGCATCAATCAATGCTAGATGGCAACTTACTAAGTAAAGCAAAAAGCCCACGGTATGCGTTTATGACTTGATGGAGGTTTATCATGAAACATTGTAAGAAATCTGCGGAATGTGCTGCGCGGGGGTACTGCTGATGGGTGTAGCACCGAGGATTCCTGGTGGTAAAAAATTGCAACTGCTTACGACCGTTACATTTACACCTATTAACGGCAGCAGTACCGCCACAAGCTCGTTTCAGACGTATGACCTTTCAGAGTTTAATGTGGCAGGAAAAAAGGCGGAGGACTTTTTCGTTCGTATTTCCGGTTTTACTTCCAGCCCTGCCGAAAGGCAAAGCCGTAGTTTCACGAAGCTGGAAATTACCGGTTTTTCCAACTCGGTTTTAACCCTGAAGGGGACATATACACAGTATGACTACCATGCTAACAATCTGTCCTTAACTGTAGAAATTTACGTCTACAAATAACGAGGTACAAAATGAAAATCTACGATGAAATCACCAACGAGGAACTGACCTCTCCCGACTTGTCCGAGGGCTATCTCTACACCTCTAGGCGGGTCATTGGGCATACAGAGGAGTCCTATGAAATTATGGAAGGTACAGTAACTGAAAAATGTCCAGGTGGCCTCAGACGACTCATTCCGGCACAAAATATTTATGAGGATTGTCAGTTTTATCATACCTATACCGCTGAAGAAATCGTGCAACGTAATAAACCTACTTTGCAGGATCAGATCAGTGCGGTAGAAGCACAGGCCACCTATACGGCCATGATGACCGACACCCTGATGACGGAGGAATAAGTTATGCTGAACATTGAGAAGCTGAAACTTTGGTATCCGAAATTTTGGAACAAGAAGATGATGGCCAATGCCGTGAAGAAAGGCGCTATCACCGCAGAACAGTATAAAGAGGTCACCGGTGAAGAGTATCCCGGCTGACCTTTTGCTTTGAAGGGAGAAAACTATGGCTACAAACATGATGCCGGGGACTATGCCCCAAGGAAGTCAAAATAGTTTTCTGCAACCGCAGCCTGCGATTTACCCGACTGCTTATCCGGCGGCACCGAATGTTGGTGCTGTACAGGCAAGACCTCGGACTATCCCAGGCAGGATGATTTATTCACCTGATGAGATTATGCCACAGGAAGTGCCGATGGATGGCAGCGTGAGTTTATTCCCGATGCACGACTGGAGTTGTGTATATGGTAAGTGGTGGACTTCGAACGGGCAGATCCAGACGGTGAAGTTCGTTTTAGAGCAGCCGAAGAAACAGATTGACGAATCTGCTGTGAGTCTATCGGATATTTCGGAGAGACTGAATAAAGTAGAGCGGTACCTTTTTAAGAATAAGCATAAGAATAACCGCCCCGCTGCACAGAATCAAAATGTGGTGGCGGAAGGGCCAAGGAGTGAAAATAATGGCTAAAAAGCTTGTACGATATTTAACTTTCCGATTATCTGGCCAAGCGGTTCTGGCTAAAGAAATTCCTTTGGATTTCAAAGGGCTGATCGCCGGGTCTAAGGGGTACCTGAAAGTAAAGGTTTTGGCCAGGGATAGTTTTTCGGACTATGCTGCAGCTGTAGTGTATGCAGTAGGAGAGAAGACGTATCCTGTTCCGCTGAAAAACTGGCTTGCGGAAGTGCCAAATGCTGTTGCTGCGGCCAAACATTTTACCGTACGTGTTGTGCTGCAAAAAGGTACGCAGCGGATCTTTACCAATGAAATCGAGGTGTATCAGAGTGGCACTTAGTTTGGACGAAGCCCTTGGGATGTCGTTGGCTGATGACGCCGATGAAAGCATCCATGTCGACGTTAATACGAGACAAATCACGGTCCCGGAGAGTCAGAAGCTGTTCGGTGTAGAAAGCGATGCCGATGTCGAAGTTAAGCACATTGTCATTGATGGACGATATGCCGATGGCAATAGAGATTTGTCGAAGCTTGCGTGGCGAGTCGTCTATCGCAATGCAAAAAAGCAGACCAGCTACTACCTTATCCCATCTGTTGTTGCCAATAAAAACAGCATTGAGATGGATTGGTTGATCAAACGAAGTGTTGTGGCATATAAGGGTACCGTTGATTTCATCCTCTGTGCCTTTGCAACAACTTCTTCTGGGGAAGTCACACCGGAATGGAACTCCACTCTTGGTCAGGGAATTGTTCTCAAGGGTCTAGAGACTTCTGCAATTGATATCGGCAAAGAATCTGTGGATGAGCTTTCAAAAATCCTGTATGAAACTATCACAGCAAGGGATGCAGCTGTAAGCGCTGCCAGTGATGCACAAGGCTATATGCAGACAGCAAGCGGCGCGGCAACTGCTGCCAATGCAAGCGCGGAAAACGCGGCGGCGAGTGCAGACAAGGCAAAGGCCAGCGAAACTTCCGCTGCAGAGAGTGCAAGCAATGCGGCTGGGTCAAAAGCTGCGGCGGCAAGCTCTGCGGCAACTGCTGCCGGTGACGCTAAGACTGCCAGTGATGCTGCTGCAGGGGCAACAGATGCAAAAGCGACTGCGGTGGCTGCACAGAAAGATGCTGCGGCTAGCAAGGCTGCCGCTAAGACCAGTGAAGATGCAGCTGCAAAGAGTGCGGCAGATGCCAACAACACTGCCAACAGCATCAAGGATTCCATGACGCAGATTGCCGCGAACAAAGAGGCGGTTAGTCAGCTAAAGGAAGATTTAAGTGATGTAAGCGAACAGATAAATGTAATTTCGGATGAGAGAAACTTCATTCCTATTAAACTTTCTTTTTCTGATAATGTTGGTAAATATATTAACACTAATGGTACAATTTCAACGAATAAATTTTTCAGTATCTCTGACTTAATCCCCATCGAATTAGGAAATAAAAAAATGAGGATTACCTGTAAGAAAGCAAATCCAAACATCGCAAGGTGTGCTTTTTTGAAAAAGAATGTTTTATCTAACGATAATGTGATTAGTATTTTCGTAAACGGAGATAGCGGAACATTTGATATAGAAATTCCAGAAGGCACAAAATATGTCGTTGTAAATTCCGATACTGATGAACGAGGGTTAACAGAAAATGGATATCCTAAAGCTAGATTTTTCCCGTCTTCGGCAAATGTGGACGAGTTAGCTAAAAGTGTAAATGCTTTAGATACTAAAGTAAGCGAAATTTCCGAGAAATTGGCCGATAGTCTTGTGGAAACCGCAATTGAACCAATATACGAAAAATATTTAGGTAAATATGTAACTCCTAATGGTAAAATTTCTGCTAATTCTTATTATGATACGTCAGACCCTATCAGAATTGATGAATCGGCTAATATAATTAAAGTTGAAGTTGATACAGGTAACAAATATCTAAGCAGAATCGCTTTTCTTTTATCCGATTCGCTTGCAGAAAGTAATATAATATGGAGTTCGATAGATACCGCAAAACCAGTTGCAGAGTATGAAGTCCCGAATGGTGCCAAATATTTTTGTGTTGCTAAAGATGTTGATGAAAGAGGAAATGCACATGGTGATTATCCTCATGTCATTACTGTATCAACGAAAAAAAGTGAAATATCAGACTTGCGTGATAAAATTGCCGGAATAGAAAGAAGTAATAGAAAACCTACATTGAATATCGGTTCTAAAATTTACGCTGTTATTGGGGATACTCTGCAGATTTTCAAAAAAAGCATTGTTGATTCACTTGGTATTCCATATATCATGAAAATTGAGTCTGCTAAGGGTCGTGCATATCCAAGATATTGGGAGTACACACCGAATGTTAATGATGTAGGAAGCAGCGAAATAAAGTTTTCATTACTGAATGTAGATGGTTCTGTAATAGATGAAAGAATAGTATCGCTCATTACAGTAAATGCATCAAATACATCTAAAAATGTATTAAACATTGGTGATTCAACTATGGCAAACGGTGAAATTCCAATCGAAGTATCACGAAGAATCAAGGGAACGAATGGCGTCGCAACAACCCCGACAGCACTTGCACTATCTAACATTAATGTGGTTGGTAGAATTAAAAACGGAGATAAAACTGTCGGGTGGGAAGGTACTGGTGGTTGGACTTATACAAATTATACATCACAAGGTTCAAGGGCTGTCAGATTCCAAGTTGCAAATGCACAGAGCATAACAGTTAAAGACTTGATAAGAATTGGTGCTACTAATTCTTATGGATATTATCAATTTGAGGTTACAGAAGTAAATGTTACAAACGGAACTGGCAATATCAGAGCAGTATTTAGCTACACAACACCCTATTCATCAAACTTTTTGAACGAAGTATCGGCAAGTGGAAATCTGACGAACGCAAATAACTCGGTTGTAGGCTCTTACTTGTCGTTCGCCGAAGAATTTTATCAGCCGTTTTGGAACTCAACTACAAATCAGTTTGATATTAAAACGTATGTGAATGATTATTGTGGAAACAAGGTCAATTACATATTCATCCTTTTAGGTATTAACTCTTTGTATGGCACTAAACCTTTCACAAGTGTTGATAGTGTTTTAGATTCTTGTAAAAATTTATTGAGAAAAATCCATGCTGATTTACCGAACACAAAGATATTGCTTTCCACAAACAATCTTGTGTCACAAAATGGCGGTCTTGGTTTTAATTATAATGCACAAACTTATTTTGGTCAGTATGATGTGGAAGTGATTAATCATCTTATTTTTGCCATGAATAAAGCATATTACACGCTTGAAACTGACACAGAGTTTATGCCATACGTTGAGGTTATAAATACCCATGCGCAATTTGATACAGACAACGCATTTCCGACCACAATCAAAAACGTAAACACAAGGTCTAGTAAAACTGAAAGTATTGGAACCAATGGAGTACATCCTACAAATAATGGATATTGGCAGATTGCGGATGCGGAATTTAGAGCGTTGCTTGCAAATTAATTTACCAAAGGAAGCTTTAGCCGACTAACTTATTTACATGAAAGAGAGGTATTAACCATGTTTGACCCTGCCAAATTTGCTATGCAGATGATCCAGAATAATCCCCAGGTAATGAATAACCCTATGGCTAAGCAGTATCTGGAGATCATTCAAAATGGGGACAGTGCAAAAGGGCAGGAAGTTGCAAATAATATTCTGAAGACCTATGGGATGACAAAAGACCAGGCGATGAGTCAGGCCTTTAAGTTCTTTGGCATCAGAAAGTAAGGACGTTGAAAATTAAGAGAAGTACAAATTCTAAGGATGTCTGAACGCAAAAGGAATCCATTTATTTGGTTATAGGTCTTTGAGAAAGGCCTATCAATGCGCGCAGATAGGTTGAGTAAGAAAGACTTATGATAGTCCGTTTCTTTTACTCTACATTCCTTATGAAGGAGGAAAATCTTATGTTTAACGCGAATATGCCCTCTCTTTCCGATATTGCTGCTGTGACCGGAAACGACCGTGATGGCGGTTGGGGCGGTAACGGCTGGTGGATTATCATTATCCTGCTTGCCATGTGGGGCGGCTTCGGCGGCTATGGCTGGGGTGCTAATGGTGGTTACGGCAACGGTGGTGGCTATGTTGCTACTGCTGCTACCCAGGCTGACATCCAGCGCGGTTTTGACACCCAGAACATCATCTCGAAGCTCGACGGCATCAATTACGGCGTGTGCGATGGTTTTTATGCTGTGAACAATGGTATGCTGACCGGCTTCAACGGTGTGAATACTGCGATGCTCCAGGGCAACTTTGGGCTCCAGCAGGCCATCAATGCCAACAATGTTGCAGCCATGCAGAACACCAACGCTCTCCAGACCCAACTGTCTGATTGTTGCTGCCAGAACAAACAGGGTCAGGCCCAGATCCAGTACGAGATGGCCACCAATACCTGCGCTATCACCAACGCAATTGCCCAGCAGACTCAGGCTATCATGCAGAACGATAATGCGAACTACCGCCAGCTGCATGATGAGATCGTTGCAAACCAGATTGCTGCTAAGGACGACACGATTGCTCAGCTCCGTTCTCGTCTGGCAGCGGCTGATCTGGCGGCTTCTCAGCATGCTCAGAACACCTATCTCGTCAACCAGCTTCGCCCGCCCGTAAACCCGGCCTATGTTGTGACTAACCCGTATGCCGGTACCGGGACCCTTCCGTGCCAGACTGCAGGCTGCTGCGGTATGAGCGCGTAAATTCAAAATGATACGAGGGAGGCTCGCTTCGGTGGGTCTCCCTTTATATTTTTGATAGGAGGGTAGCTTGATGATTAAGTTGACGAATACCACTGAGCAGACTGTTGCCACTGGAGCAGCGCTTACTTTTAACTCGGTGCTTGCGAACACTAATTGCTCTACGTGCCATCGGAAAGGCACAGGAAGTGTAAAATTGAACCGCAGAGGTGCTTATATGGTCTCGTTCCATGCGAATGTGACCGGCGCTACTGCTGCAACGCCTGTACAGCTCGCTTTGGCTCTGGGTGGGGATGTCATGCCGGAAACGACTATGATATTTACTCCTGCGACTGCGAATACTGTAGGGCAGGTGTCCATCTGTCTGCCGGTCTTTAACTCGTGCTGTGACTACGACCGCGTGACCGTTGTGAACACTGGGACTACGGACATTGTTATCTCTGCGAACCCCATGCTTGCTATCAGCAAGATGTGCGGTTGAGGAGGTGAGTAACGATGGCTGAGAACGAGAAGAATATGGATCTATGCGAGCTGAAATGCACACTGATCGATGCACTCAAGACCCAGATGTCCGGCGGTGTCGGCAATGTCGATGCAGAAGAAGCCGGTGAGGTTGTTGATATGATCAAAGACTTTGCCCAGACTGATTATTACGAGGCGAAAGCCCACTATTATCGGACTGTGGAGAAGGCGATGGAAGAAGGTAAGTCCCGTGGCCGCTATGGCTATGTTCGTGGACTGGACCGTTATATGGACGACCGTGACGGTATGGAGATGCCCGAGTGGTGGGAGATGGATCACATGGCCGATACTGACCAGTTTGATCCTCGCCGCTACCGCATGGGGTACACGCCTAACCGTAAAATGATGGATGATAAAAATGAGAAGTTCGGAACTGCCTACCGTGAGTGGGATGTTTCGAGACGCCATTACCATGATTCCAACAAGAGTGAGGATAAAGAGGAAATGAATCGACATGCGAGGGAACACATTGCGAATACGCTTGAATCGATTCGGACTATCTGGTCGTCCTCTGATCCTGAGCTGAAGAAGCGGATGAAAGCCGACTTGACAGCGCTTGTTGGAGAGTTGACCATCTAAAGGTCATTGAGGATTTACGGTTATGAAGAGCTTTGTCATGAATGGATATTTGTGGCATATAGCTTTCGTAAACCCAGGCAGCGCCAAGCTCGTGGATAGGACCGGAGCCAGCACACTTGCCACTACGGACCCTACCGTAATGAGGATTTATATTTCCGACAATTTGAGTGGGCAAGAACTGGAAATGGTGCTGATTCACGAGCTTGGTCATGCTGCTTTGTTTTCTTACGGGCTTTTGCCTGATATTCACAAAGCTGTTAAACGACAGTATTGGATGGAAGCTGAAGAATGGGTGTGCAATTTCATAGCGGATTACGGGATGCGGATATTCAGTATCGCGTATGAAGTTATGGGAGAGGATGCCTGGATGTTTATACCTTACGAGCTGGATCGTTTAATCGCGTAAGGGAGGTGTTTAAGATGGACGAGTGGGCTAAAATGCTCATCACCGTCGTGTGCAGCGTCGTGGCCTCCGGCGGGTTCTGGAGTTATCTCCAAGCTCGGCGTGAAAAGAAAGATGCCAAGACGAAGCTGCTCTTGGGCCTTGCACATGATAGGATTATGTCACTTGCGGCGCTATATACTTCGCGCGGATACATCACTCAGGACGAGTATGAGAATTTCCATGATTATCTGTATGTACCTTATCACGATAGTAATGGCAACGGCACAGGGACAAAGGCTATGGCAGAAGTAGAGCGGCTGCCAATGCACGAACACCCATTGAATAAAGAGGAGGTTTGATGTAAAATGAGTAACAAGACTTATGATATTTGCAAGTGGATCGCACAGTATCTTCTGCCGGCTCTGGCAACGCTGTACTTTGCGGTATCCCAGATTTGGGGCCTGCCTTATGGTGAGCAGATTGTTGGTACGATTACTGCCGTGGACACCTTCCTTGGTGTGCTGCTGGGGATCAGTACCGCCAATTATAACAAGCAGAACGGGTCAGAAAAAGGCGAGTGAATGTAGGTAGTTTGTACTTTATTCCTACACTCACTCGCATATTTTGTTGTTAGTGCGTCAATTATTGCCTTGTATCGCTTTTGTTTTGAAAAAGTGCTGAGGGGCATAATTAGAAGTATTTAGCGGCATAACGTAGAATGTTATAGTGGTAAGTAGCTATAAAGTGTATGAAAAAGTGGGACACTCCTGCACTATTCATACACTGGCCTCGCGGCTATAACATTCTATTTTATTTTTTCTAATTCAGCCCTCAACCATTCAAAATCTCTTTCTGTGTAAACTCGTTCTGTTAAGTCTGCAATAGAATGGCCAACGAGTCTCTTGATAGCATATTCGTCTAGGTTGTACCTCTTTGCCATCGTCACGAATTGCTTTCGACCATCATGCGGACGATGCCGCTCATCAAGATGTAATTCTTTAACTGCCAAATCATATGTGAGGAAAAATCTCTTGTATGTCATCGGGACATATCGATTTTTAGCAGGATCTTGATTCACATGATTAAACAGATATTCACTGCCGACTTCCTTTGCACGGTCATAATAGTTCTTTATAAGAGGATAAATTCTAGGATGAATTGGGACTGTACGGTTAATGCCATAATTAGTTTTCATTCCTCCAGTCATAGCTCTCTTTTTTAGGTCGATATCTGAGAGTTTCAATGCTACAAGTTCTCTTGGTCTCCATCCACTATAGCATTGAATCAGAATCATATCAACATGATTATATTCTTTATAGCGATCCCATAATAGTTTCATTTCATAATTCGTGAAACACATATGGTGAGTTTTAGCTTCTGGATTGTTATCGACTTTTACCGGAGTAACAGGACTAGATTGGAGTAATCCTAGCTCTAATGCCCTATCAAATAGTTTTCGAAGGAGACCTTTTATTTTTACTCTTGTGTTTTCAGAAGCCTTATGTGTGCCATTCTGATCCGTAATCATTGCTTCTTCGATACAGTATTTTATATGAATAGGACGTACCTCATAGAGTTTCATATCATGAATCGATTCACAATATCGCCATGCTGCAACATAAGCCGCAGTTGTTTTTAAAGTCGGATAGAACTCTTTGCTCCATACCTGATAAAGTTCTTTAACAGTCGTTTGCTCCGTAAAATCAAATGGACTTTTGTTGTATTCGAGTAGTGTAGCATAAGCATCATTGTACGTTTCAAAATAAGCTTCAGGTTTTAGCAGTTTGCAGATTGGCCGGCCTTCTGGAGTCTTGCCAACTGTGACCATGGCCCTGAAAGGTTTTCTGAGCGCCCGCCCTTTGAGTTCGGTTATCTGGCCGAATCCATTGGGCAGGCGCTTTCTTTTATTTTGGCGGGGTTTTCTGGGCTTTAGTGCTTCAGGCTTTAGTGGATATCCGCAGTGAGGGCATGATAGAGCTTTGTCACTCACTTGTAGCTCACATTCGGGACATTTTATAAGCATTATATCACCTCCGTGCGTTATATTTTACTATAGATGTACGAATAAATCAATACTACATCTTGTGTTCGACTATCAAATCCTGCAAGTTCAGGACGTGGGTTACAAGTTTCTATGCTAACTTACTAACTGCAAAAGCGTGGTACGACAGAATACATCGTACTAGCTAAGCTAAAATAGCAGTTGAAAGGAGCTGGAAATTTATGGAATTTGGCATTGGCTCGGTGCCCGTTGTAAAGGTTGCCGAAATTTACGGAAAAGATGCCAACTGGGTGCGGGCAGGAATCATTGAAGGATGGCTGCCTATCGGAACCGCTACGAGAAACGGAAAAGAGATTACATCAATCAAGGACATGGACTCTAAGTACGGACGTATAAATTATTATATTTCTCCGAAGAAACTTTATGAGGAGACTGGCTACGTCTGGAAAGGAACGAAGCATGGCAACTAAGATACGGTCGAAGCTATCAAAGAAGAATCGTTACTGGATACCACCAGAACGTTACTACGAGCTCAAGCATTTCTGTTTACAGTATCCTGACTGGAAGCGTGAATATCTGGCAGTTGACCCGATGGCTCACGAGTTTGAGCAGGGGGAGAAATTATCTGCTACGAACAGGGTAGAGGACAGAACAGCCCTTTGCGCCGAGAGGAAGATCGAGTGCTCACAGAACATGGTCTTAATTGAGGAGTGCTGCGAGAAGGCAGACCCGGACCTTGCCCGTTATATTTTCAAGGCAGTCACTTCTAACCTAGGTTACACCTATCTCAAATCTAGGTTAGACATGCCATGTTCTAAAGATACCTACTATGATCGTTACCATAAATTCTTTTGGCATTTAAGCCACGCGCGAAAATGACATGGGGTATTATGGAGGTGATACTGAATGAAAGCAGTATTTGATGAACGCAGTATATATTGGACTAACAATGTGGACTACAACATTATGTATCTTCGTAGAACGCAATCGTATTTTACCGATGTTTTGCGGGCAAGAGGGCACATATCCCTATGCGAGATTCTGGACGATACAGGAATCGTATTGGATAAGCCGCTCTCACTTGCAGAACTCTACGGTCATTTCTGGAGCTATGAAAAAGGAGACAGGGTTGTAGATTTGGGCATTTCCAAGGAATATAACTGCGACACAAAGTCATTTGAACTTGACATCAATATCTAATCGGAATGGACGTCTGAAACATGGCGTCCTATTTTTCTCCGCAGATTTTTCAGTCTCTCTTATGGAGGTGATATTGCATGACTAAAAAGCAATTTAAAAATCTTAAAATTGGAGATGTCGTGGAACTTAATGGCAGGTGCCGAGGAAATGAAGGTATCCGATGCTATGTTGATTGGATAATCGATAATAGAATTTGGGTAAAAACATTAGACGGTAAGCCCAATTTAAGTATCGACGGCGGAATTCAAACTAATTGGAATGAGATTACCTACGCAGGTGCAAATATTGTGAACTCTAAATCTGAGGGTTGAAACATACCCTCTTTGTTTTCTCCGCTGATTTTTCAGGTCCTTTTATGAGATAAACTCTCATAAAAAAGTAAAGGAGAATTTGAAAATGAACGAAACTTATAATTTAGTCTTTAAATTTGGTGAGTTGGGAATGTATGGTCTTATTCCCGGTATCAAAGAAGCTATGCAACATGAGTTGGTGCGAGTTTACAATATTTATGCTAATAAATGCAATTCAGGAATAACTGAAAAATTGAACGCCGAGTTTAATCACCTTTACCCGAATTATTTTGAAGATAATAAAGGTAAAGATTGGTGCGATTTGGTTGACTATAATCAGTTTATTGCTGATGGGTATAATCGGCTGGTTGTAAAGGAACTTAACAAAACTGATGCAAGCAAGATACTGAATTTCTATGTAGACCCAACAGAGATTAGTTTTACTGGCTATTTGAAAGTGAATCGAAAGGCAACAATCAAATTTTATCTAAAAGAGGTTTAATCTTATTAAAGACTCTATGTTACCATAGGGTCTTTCTTTTTACATCCGCGAAAATCTCAGGTTCTTATATGAAAAGAGTGCAAAATACTCTGATATTTTAAGGAGGAACCATTTATGAAAATGACACCTGTTGAGAAAGTACCTGGAAAGAATGGTCACTATGGCGATTTGCAGGGGATGCTCAAGGAATTTATGGCTATGGACGCTAAGGTCGTGAGACTGGACGTTGATGGGTATAAATCTTCTACTGTAGCAGCATCCTGCATCAGTATAGCTATCAGAAGATCCGGATACCCAATCAAGTCATTTAAAAGAGGCGAATTTGTGTATCTGAGTAAAGTATCTTGAAAGAAATGGCTCCGTGGAAACACGGGGTCTTTCTTTTTATATTTTCCAGGACGCAGGTTACGAAAGGAAGTGGTATTTTCATATCGTAAAATTCCCCGGGATGAAAATTTGAGAAAACGGTTTAAAGGAGAATTTACATGGATTGGTTTTATATCTTGATTGGGCTGATTATTTATTGTGTGGGCTTTGCTGCCGGAGGATTCTATATCAAGGAAAAATTCCTGCATGCCAACACAATCGGCAGCCTGCGAGTGGATCGTTCGGATGAGGACGGTCCTTTGGTGTTTATGGAGGTAGATCCTGGATTTCGGGATTTCGCGGAAATGGACGTTGTAATTTTAAAAGTAAAGCACGAGGATTTTATTCCGCGAAAATAACTGGGGCTATTATGGAACCATTTATTACTTTGAAAGGAGATTATTAAAATGGCAGATCAAAACAGCGAAATGTTGAACAAACGTATCGAGGAGACCCTCGGAAATTTGGAGACGCTGAAAGGAGAGGAACGTGCTCAGGCCGTGAAGGAGCTGGACACGCTGTACAAGCTCAGGATCGATGAAACGAAAAATGAGGTTGAAGCCCGCCAAAAGACATCTGAACATCAGGATCAGATGTTCCAGGCGCAGGCCGATCTTCACGAAAAGAGAATCGCTCTTATTGTGAATACAGTGGTGGACGTGGCAAAATTCGTGGGCCAGGTCGGCATGTATGGCATTCTCATCGTAGGTGGACTTAAGTTCGAGGAAACCGGTACGATCGGTTCACAGTTCGTTAAGGACACGATCCGCAGTTGTACGAAATTCTTGAAGAAATAAGGTTCGAAAAAGAGCTTATGGAAACATGGGCTCTTTATTTTTATGTGAGTATGAGATACTTTATCGAAAAGCCGAGTATTATAACCTCGATGTTTGGAGAAGTTTATATTTGCAATCACCCAATGTATGATAGATGCACCTTATACAAAATAGGTACTAAAGGGCTTGCCGTTGTCCAACAGCGATTTGATGCCGATAGCAAATCAACATACTGGACTGAAATTGATAGCTGGCTTAATGATATTCTGTATCTTCGCCCTGGATTCAGAGAATTTTTCAATAAATATGCAGGTGAACCAAATGAAGGGCTTTATCCGACTGTTACAGTGCGGCAGGTAATGTGGCGACTACGGCTCAAACCATTGAAAAGAGAGCGCTGGGAGACTGTAATCGATCGAAAACTCCTTTGATGCGCACTTTTTACAGCTCCTTATATGGAAGAGATTCCAAAAAATTATGTAAAGGAGTTTTTATTATGACAAGAAAGCAAATTGAAGCAGCAAGAGAGCGTAGACTTTGGCTCACTCAGATTGTAGTGCCGGTAACAAGTACGGCAGTCGCAGCTCTGAGTATCCCCGAGGTACGTCAGACCATTGCAGCTAAAGCGTTGCGTGTCAAGGCAGAAGCCCAATACCAAACGGAGAATCTCAAGAGAAAATTTCACAAAAAGTGAGAGGAAGGGCCTCGTGGAAACACGGGGTCTTTTCTTTTGCCTTCGCGAATTTTGCAGGTCCTTATATGGAAATAGATAGCTTATGAGTAAAGCGCCCGGTATTTCGGGAGAACCAAGCTCGAACCTTGGTCTATTTCTTTTTGTTTTTTATATTTGAAAGGAGAACCTAAAATGAATCTGAAACTCAACCGAAAAATTGTGAAGGAGATGGCAAAGAATGGACTCAAGTTTGTGGAAGATTGTTCGCCTACTATTCTTACGGGACTGGTTGCAGCAGGAGTGCTCACGAGTGTTGGAATGGCTGTACGAGCTACCACCAAGGCACTTCCGCTCATCGAAGAAGAAAAAGTACGTCGTTGTAAAGAAGGGCTGGACGACCATTTAAAGCCCTCTGAGGTCGTAAAGGTTTGCTGGAAGTGCTATGTGCCAACCGTGAGTATGGCCGCGTTGACTGTGGTCTGCGCGATTGGGGCCAATAAGATCAATCTCCAGCGTAATGCCGCGCTTTCCTCTTTATATTCTGTAAGTTCTACGGCACTCAAGGAGTACGAGCAGAAGGTTATTGAGCAAGTCGGACCGGAGAAGAATGAAACAATCAAGAATGCTGTGGCAAAGGACCGTATGGAGAAAATTCAGATGGACGAGTCTGCGGCGCTTGGTGACGGCAATGTGTGGGTCTACGATACCTTTAGCGGACGAAAATGGCCGTGCAATATTGGTAAGATCAAGCAGATTGCCGGTGATCTTAACTGTGATATGGCGGTTAGCGGCGATTGGAAAAGCCTGAATGAGTTCTACATGGAAATTGGCTTGGATGAAATCAAACCTGGCGATTCGTTAGGTTTTGATGCTTCTAACATGATCGATCTGTGGTTCTCAGCCCAGCTGGATGATAACGGCCGACCTTTGGTGGTTATGGATTACAAAATTATGCCCAAAATGAAATACAAGGAGATGTTTTAAATGTGCCCATGTGCCATGAGAGTTACTTATGCCTGGATGTTTGAAGGCAAAACCATGTACCGCGAAGGGTATGAGTGCGTGAAGTACCGCAAGGAATGCAAAGATACGAGAGTTTGCAAATACAACTTCGCAGAAATTTCACCGGCTACTATGGAAAGACCTGCTAACAAAAGTCAAGTAGAAATTTCAGGTTTTGGGAGCAGCGAAAAAGGCAACACAAAATCAAGCCGCTGAGCAACTCAAAATCGAAACGGCGGCCAGCCAGATGGTATAGCGCAGGGAAATCAGTCGTGTTCCAGGGAATCCAAATAGGCTTTCACAGAAGCGTAGTAGATACGCAAGAACTTGTTGGCGGATGCCATCATGTAGACACGGTATGGCTTGCCCTCAGAGCGTTTCTTGTTCATGAACTGGTAGACCGGCTCATCCATTGGGGCACATTGCAGGAGGACGCCCATCACCAGGAAAAGTGTCCTGCGCAGTGAGGCAGATCCCCTCTTGGAAATGCTGCGGCTGCGGACATCTATTTGGCCAGATTGGTAGGGCGGGGCGTCAATGCCTGCAAAGGCCACCAGCGCTTTCTTGGAATGAAAACGGCGCACATCGCCAATTTCAGCTATGAGTTGGGGGCCGAGTGTAGGGCCAACACCAAACATTTCCATCACTACAGGATACTCCGGCAGAGAAGCTGCCAGAGACTGCATCTCCTGCTTGAGAGCAGCTAATGCGGCGGAAGTTGTCTGGAGTTGGGAAATGGCCTGTTCTACCAAAAGTTTTGCCGTATTTGTTTTCGGCATGACACCGAAGCGTCCACAGGCAGAGGCATAAATATCCAACGCCTTATCTTGGCTGAAATTGTAGCCGTGCTTTCTGCACCACTTCTGGTACTTGGCGGTAAAGGCTTTCTTAGACAGACCACAGACACACTCGCAATGCCAAAAAGTGGCGACAAAGTCCACCCACTTCTCACTGCCATCGGCGCGGGGCGGACTGGTAAACAGGCGGTTTGCGTCTGGGAAAGCGGTGTCCAGCAGGGAGATCAGGTTGTTTTTCAGCATGGTCTGTACTTTGGAATACTGCTGGTACTGCCGGTAGCAGGTCTTCAGCATGAGCCGGGTGTCCTCTTCCGGAACATATCTCGGAAGTGTGAGCCAGTGGTCAAGGCCGTAGTTGGCCAGCTTCACGGCATCCTTCTTGTCGGTCTTGCCCCGTCTTAAACTGTTGTTCCCGTAGTCGTGCACCAGCATTGCATTGACTACGGAGACATAAAACCCCGCGCCGTGGAGCAGCCAGGCCACCGGCGCATGGTAATTGCCCGTGGATTCCATCACCACGCGGGTCTCACCGTCCAGGTTTTTGAGCAGCCTTGCCAGCTCGCTCAGTTCGCTGGCGGTGTGGCGCACTTCAAAGGGTGAAACCACTACCTCTCCGAAGGGCCGCATGACTGCAATCATGCTCTTACCTTTGGAAACATCGATGCCAACGCAGTTCATTCACATTCCTCCAACACAAAGAATCTGCAACCGGAAATCCATCTTTTCTCGCTGCCGATTCAATCTATTGGGTGACACGAACTCTCCGGCATCCGGTGGCTCAACCTGCTCAAATCGAACGCTGCAACAAGAGGATGGCTAACAGTCTTTCCAACGGACATAAAAGCCCAAGGAGGCAAGGGTCAGCCAGTTGCTCCTCTTATTGTAGCTTAGGCACGAGATGGAAAGAAAGCCGGACTGGCTGCCCGGCTTTCCTGTCCAAATTTATTGTAATAGGAGGGAAGACAAATGATGCCTAAAATCACTATGACGAAGGTCATTAGCCTTGTTTCTATTATCGTAGTTGGCGTTGGCTCTGCAATTGGCCAATGGGCAACTATGAAAGAATGGAAAGAAGAGACTAATGAAAAGTCTAAGAAAAAGGACTAAGGTCTTCATCTGATCGAGAAACGGCTCCGTGGAAACACGGGGTCTTTTCTTTTATACGCTAAAATTACACATCCTTATATGGAGGTGTATAAAAATGATCACACTTTATTACTTATTAGAATGTGCAGAAAACTACTTTGAGAGGAAGGGCGGTATCCAGAAAATTATATTTTGGGGCGTAATCTCTCTTATCGTAGTGAGTGGATTCATGTGGTGCATGTGTGGTGCAATTGATGACCTGGTAGCCAGAGGGGTGTAAAAGCCCCTTTTGGTTTTGTTTTTTCTAGAAAGGAGAAATAAGATGCCGAGAGCTCAGGATTTCGAGGTCTTGGACAAATTTGAAAATGAACATTACTTCCTGCCGAGTAAGGGTTGGCCGGAATACGAATTTCAGTATCAGAGCACCTGCCGATGGGCCTTGAACCAGATCCGTGAGTACATGGCCAAGAAGGCGAACGAGCACAAATCTATGACTGATATTTTGGAAGAACTTTACTGGATCTTCGATACCGGAATAGCAGAGTGCGGCGAGATGTACGATGAGAAGAATGAAATCAAAGCATGGCAATACCCACCACCGGATATTGTCTTTAGTGTGGGCAGAGCCGTGGTTGAGGAAGTAGCAGGTTTATATTTATGAAAGGAGAACTCCAATGAAAATCAAGTATCCGCGAATCAATGTAAAACCGTTTGTCCATGCCTGTAAGGTCAGAATGGCCAAAAACGCGCCTACAATCCTGACTATCACAGGCATTACAGCGATGGCCAGCTCGACTTATTGGGCGGTGAAGGCTACCCCGAAGGCTTTGGCTTTGAAAGAAAAGGCCGAGGTTGAGAAAAACAAGAAGGCCGGGACGTTTAAAAATCAAAAGTTGCATTACTACGATGAAAAGGAAGGCGCCTTTGTTGATGGATTCCAGAATTGGGTGCCGTTGACCAAACTCGAAATCGTGCAGACTTGCTGGCGCTGTTATGCTCCGGCGTTTATTACCGGTGTGCTGGGCGCTGCCTGCCTGATCGGGGCCAACTCGATGAATCTGCGTAAAAATGCAGCATTGGCAGCGGCGTATGCGCTTTCTGAGACCAATTTCAAGGAGTATCGAGAGAAAACGCTCGAGGAAGTTGGTGAGAAGAAGGAAGAAAAGATCCGTAATGCTGTGGCCGAGGAGAAAATCACCAAGAATCCTGTAAATACCTCGACTGTGCTTGAGACTGGCAATGGTGATACCCTCTGCTATGACGCGATCTGCGGAAGATATTTTAAGTCAAGTATTGAAAAGCTCAAGAGTGCTCTCAATGAACTTAATATGGAGCTGGTTCAGGATGGTTATGTTTCGCTCAACCAGTATTACGATTTGATTGGCCTGCCGGATGGGATGCTTGGTGATGACCTTGGCTGGAGCATCAATGACAATCATTCGACTGTACAGTTGGATCTGAGTGCCCAGCTGACCAAAGATGAGGCCCAGACTCCTTGCATGGTTGTGGCCTTTAAGTATGGCCCTATCTACAATTACGATGCGTTTTAATCTCACGCGAAATTTGCAAGCCCTTATATGGAACAAGATTCCAAAAATTATATTTTATTAAAGGAGACTTTATCATGGAAAACGAGGAAATTATGATGAACGAGACTACTGAGGCTATGACCGATGTGGAGGAACCCATCACTGAAACCGAAACCAATGAGGAAGAATCCGGTAACAATTACTTGTTGCTTGCCGCTGGCGCTGCTGGCTGTGCAGCTGCTATTTACGGAGTTTGTAAATTCGGTGAAAAGCATATTGCACCGCATGCTGCCAACGTTTTCAATAAGTTTTGCAACTGGGTTGGAAAACTCAAAGGCAAGAAGACAGTGGAGGCCGAAGCAGAGGAAGTCGATGAGGACGAATCTGAAGAGTAATCTGTGAAAGACCTTAAGAAATTTAAGGAATTGTTCGAGCTAGGGCTCTGTGGAAACACGGGGTCTTAGCTTTTTTTGTTTTTGCTTTGAAAGGAGAAAAAAGCAATGAGTTTCGGTAAGAATTTGTTTGTGTTCGTGTCGGGTGCGGTTGTTGGTGCCGGTGCGTTGGCTGGTTTTGCTGGCTGGAAAATGTATAAGGCACTCAAGAAGAATGATGTTTTGTACACGGCGGTTCGTAGTTCTGTGGATGCAGGGGTGAAGGCCGCCTCGAGTGAATTCAGCGAGCATGGGGCCAAGGCTATAGTGAATATGGTGTTTGGGTGGACGAAGAAACATAATAAGGTTTCCTATTGGGATCGTTACCATAAGTTTTGGGAAACTTGTGACCTTGACACCAACCAGGTAAGCTTTGGCAGTCGGAAAGAGGCTGCAAATGTTCTTCATAGTCTTGCTGATATTCTGGACCAGTATGGAACAGTCACGGTCGCGGATTTCTATGACAAGGCCGGACTCAAAGATCCCTACTATTCTGATATTCGTTATGGATGGAAGGACATTGGCGATGCTTATGTTGTCAAAGTCCGTTCTGGATGGTCTATTTCTCTTCCTGACCCGATTAAACTGGAGTGATTTATGTGATGCGTTATATTTTCAAAGGTCATGTTGTAGACCAGTTTGGGACTATGCTTGACCGGAACTGGAAAGGGGAGACCTTTGCACCGAGTATGGCAAAGGCGAAGTCGAACCTGAATTACCAGTGGAAGAAACAGAATAACTACCCTCGGGAGACGAAAGTGATTCTCGAGGGTCATTTTACATCCGAAATGGATTTTCTGAAAGGAGTTAGCTGATGGCAGAATATGATATGCCCAATAACAGCCACGCATTTAAAAATGGGCAAGTGAAAGAAAAGCCCAAGACCCAGAAGGTGATTGATGGCACGGCCAAGACCAAAAAGAAGAACAGTGCCCGGAAACTGGCTGATATTTTCCTGCCTGAAGATGTTACCAGCGTTAAGGAGTATATCTTCTGGGAGAGAATTGTTCCGGCCATCAAGGACATTATCCACGACACGGTGGATACGTTCCTCTACGGTGAATCGCGTAGACCTAACTATTCAAGTTATTCAAGCGGCTCCAGGATCTCTTACTCGGGATATTCTTCTAGCAATACCCGTTCTGATCCTAGAAAGGATATGAATCGCCCCAGGAATGCCTTTGATTATGATGACATTATCTTCGACAGCCGTATCCAGGGCGAGCAGGTGCTGGACAACCTGATTGATATTCTCGATCAGTACAATATTGTGACAGTTGGCGATCTTTATGATTCGGCAGGTATCACCACTACGAACTACATGGTCAACCGCTATGGCTGGGACAATCTGGCGGATTCGAGTGTTGTCCGAGTACGTGAGGGCTATACCCTGAAGCTGCCCAAAGCTAAACCTATTTGAAAGGACTGATATTTTTGGAAAAAGAACCATGTTATCAAGCTCAGCTCGAGGAAGCACTTTCAAAAAATAGAGTCAATCACCCCTACCATTATGCCGGAGATGGCGGTCTTGAGGCAATCGATGTGATTGCTGCTTTTACTGCCGATCTTAATGGGCGTATGGCATTTGACATTGGAAACGCCCTAAAGTATATTTGCCGATTTAATAAGAAAAATGGTGTCGAGGATCTCGAAAAAGCTATCTGGTATCTGAATGACGCTATTACTAATAAAAAGGAGAACTAATTATGAAACTTTCTAGCATTATGTCCGTTGCTGGTCGTAGTATCTCTATTGCCAAGCTGAAAATTGTTAAGCACAGCCCGGAACTGCTGCTGATCGCTGGTATCGCTGGCGGTGTTACGAGCGCAGTCCTAGCCTGCAAAGCTACCACTAAGGTCTCTGAGATCCTTGACAGCACTTCTGAAGCAGTCAACACGATTCATCAGGTCGAGGCGAATCCTCCGATGGGTTCTGACTATACCCACGAAGATGCACAGAAGGACCTCTTTATCACTTATGCTCAGACCGGTGTAAAGCTTGCCAAGCTGTATGGGCCGAGCCTGGTCGTAGGTGGTCTGTCTGTTGCTGCGATCCTGGCATCCAATAACATTCTGCGTAAACGCAATGTGGCTCTGGCTGCCGCGTTCAGCACGGTCTCTAAATCCTTTGAGGAGTATCGTGGCCGTGTGGTGGAGAAGTACGGCAAGGACGTTGATAACCAGCTGCGCATGGGCACCCATGAGGAAGTCGTCCAGGAGACTGTGACCGATGATATGGGTAACGAGAAGCAGGTTTCTAAGACTGTAAAGGTCACGAATCCCCTTGGCAGTCCGTATGCAAAACTGTTTGATGAATGCAACCCCAACTGGGAGCGCAATCCCGATTACGGCATGATGTTCCTGAAGTCCCGTCAGCAGTTCGCCAACGATAAGCTGCGCAGCCAGGGGTATCTGTTCCTGAATGACGTACTTGACTCTCTTGGTATTCCTCGCTGCAAAGAAGGTCAGATCGTTGGCTGGGTTTTCAAGGGCGATGAAGGCGACAACTATGTCGACTTTGGCCTGAATGAAGAAAACGAGTGGGTCCAGGACTTTATGAACGGCGACGAACCCAGTGTTTGGCTGGATTTCAACGTGCAGGGCAACATTCTGGACCTGATCTAACATGATATTTTGAGGAGGAATCAGTATGCGTGACATTCTTGGTTATACTTTTGCTACAATCGCCGGTGTTTGCTTTGCCGGAGGTATTGCGGTCCTTTCCGGCGGAAAGGGGAAGTAAATGGAGTATCTCGACAATCTGCTGACCACCCTCGATTATATTCTCAACTCAAAACGCAAGCGCCATATTGTTGGCGGAATCCTTATCAGTATGTCGACCCTGTTTGCGGGGTTGGCTGTTACTGTGATGAGCATCAAGGAGGACGATGATGAATAAGGTTTTATATTTTGGCATTATGGCCGGTGCTGCAGCCATCGCCGCTGTGGCTACCTGGGTGTATGCCAAGGATAAGTTTGCAAAGCAGGCCTCGGATGATATTTCCGAGATGAAGGCCTATTACAAGGAAAAGTATGAGTCCCAGCCGAAGGAAGCACCCGAGGAATCCAAGAAAGAGCAGCCAAAGACCAAGGCTCAAAAGAAGGCTGAAGATCTTAAAACTTATCGCCAGATGGCACGTGACAAGTACAAAGCCAATCACGAGGAAGAAGAGGGCAATCCCCATGTGATTACGCCGGAGGAATTTGGCGAAAATAATCACTCTGACCTATTATGCTGACCACGTGCTGGCAGATGAGAACGATGAGATCATTCAGGATGTCGAGGCGACGATCGGGTTCGGCAGCCTGAATCACTTTGGCGAGTACGAGGCAGACATCGTATATGTCCAGAATGATATTCTCAAGTGTTACTACGAGATTACTCGTGATCTGCGCAAATACGAGGATGTTGCCGGAGAACTTCCTTACCGTCCGGAGGTAAACTGAACTTATGACGAAAAACGAGACTGACGCCGCCTATTTCGACTGGATGTGCGGTCTTGTAGCGAAAGATTTCAAAGACGGCGGGCGTCGGTATCGTAATTTACTGGAAACGCTTAACCGAATTGATTTCCGCTACTCGATCCCGCTGGATTCTAACCGGGAAGCAGACGGCATTGACCTGCGATACCGTTTCGGCTATGAGAAACATGTCAGAGACTATGTTATCGCAAGATATTTGGACAATCATCCCTGCAGTGTACTTGAGATGATGATTGCATTAGCCCAGCGATGTGAAGAAAGCATCATGGACGACCCGGAGGCGGGTAATCGCACCGGCGTTTGGTTCTGGGCTATGATCTCGAATCTCGGCCTCGAGTGCATGAGCGATGACGATTTTGATGAGCTCTATGTCGAAGAGCACATCCAGCATTTTTTGGACCGCCAGTATTCCTATCAGGGAGATGGCGGTCTTTTCTTTGTCCGAAAGCCGCCCATGGACATGCGCCGGGTGGAGATCTGGACACAGCTGAACTGGTATCTCAATGAGAACGATTGATATTTGAAAGGGGAAATAACCATGTATAAAATCGACGGCAGCACTGTAATCAATACGGTTGAAGATCTTTTACCGGTCTTCAATAACAATACCGAAATGACAGTCGCGGCATTGAATATTCTTGAAAAGAAAGTTGGTAAACTCAGCCGCAAAATGAAAATGAACAGCCTTACAGACCTTGCTCTTTGGCTCGGCCTGTTTGGGGTAATTTCTGTGACGGGCGGTATGCTCAAGCAGATGGACATTCAGCGCCAGCGGATTGATATTCTTGAGGGACTTGTCAAAGATACCCAGAATACTGCCCACAACACTGTAATCGATACTGAGAATAAGGACGAAGAAATGTAATGGTTGACTTTCTCGAAATCGGCCGAGTGAACAAAAAGGGGTATACCGAAATATACCCAAAGTTTGTTCTCAAGCGCCGTTCTGAAGATTTGATGATTCGGGGCGGAGACTTTTACGCGATTTGGCTCGAAGATCGAGGGCTGTGGAGTACGGATGAGATGGACCTGACGTACCTTGTGGATCAGGAACTAAGCAAGGTGAGCCAGGAAATTCGGGATAAAGGAAATGTCGTAAAAACGCTGTACATGTGGGATGCAGAATCTGGTATGATCGACCAATGGCATAAATTCTGCCAACGGCAATGCCGAGATAACTTCCACATGCTGGACGAAAAATTGATATTTTCCAATCAGGAACTGAAAAAGACGGATTATGCCTCAAAGCGTCTGAACTATCCGCTGGAAGAAGGGAATACGCCTGGGTGGGATAAGCTCATGAGCGTATTATATTCTCCGGCGGAGCGGCACAAGATCGAGTGGGCGATTGGGTCGATCATTACCGGTGACTCGAAGGATTTGCAGAAGTTTATGGTTCTGTATGGTCCACCGGGAAGCGGTAAATCGACTGTGCTCAACATTATCCAGCAGCTTTTTGATGGATATTACTCGGTCTTCGATGCTAAGGCGCTGGGCAATCCGTCTAACTCGTTCGCGCTTGAGTCCTTTAAGACAAATCCTCTGGTAGCTATTCAGCATGATGGAGATTTGTCTCGGATCGAGGATAACACTCGCCTGAACAGTCTTGTCTCTCACGAGCTGATGACCGTAAACGAAAAGTTCCGATCTGCCTATGCCAATCGGTTTAAAGCATTCCTATTTATGGGTACGAATAAGCCGGTAAAAATCTCGGATGCAAGGTCCGGTATCCTGCGACGACTTATTGATGTAGAGCCCACTGGAGATAAACTTTCCGGTAAAGAATACCGCCATGCCATGAAGCAGATTCCGTTTGAGCTTGGAGGGATCGCTTGGCACTGCAAGGAAGTTTACGAAGAGGACCCTGATTATTACGATGACTATGTGCCGACGAATATGATGGGGGCTTCCAATGACTTCTATAACTTTGTATCGGATTCGTACCTGATATTCTCGAAAGAAAACTCCACGACTCTGAAAATTGCCTATGAGATGTACAAAAATTACTGCGATGATGCTAAAGTGACCTACCCCTACAACAAGCGACTCTTTAAAGAGGAACTGAAGGCCTACTTTACTGTCTTCGAGGAAAAGCATGTGGATTCCGATGGCAATACGATTCGTGGATGGTACGAAGGGTTTGATCTCAATAAATTTGATGGCAGCGGTGAGAAAAAGCCAGTTGAAGAGCCAAAAGAAGAACCACCCCCTGCCATTGAGTTTAAAGAGCAGCACTCAGCCTTTGATGATATTTGTGCTGATTGTCCAGCCCAGTATGCCAAAGAGGATGAGACCCCTAAGTGGAAGTGGGACGGAGTTAAAACGAAGCTCAAGGACCTTGATACCCACAAAGTCCACTATGTCAAGGTGCCGGAGAACCATATCGTAATCGATTTTGATTTGAAAGGAGGAGACGGATTTAAGTCGTTTGAGCGCAATCTGGAGGCTGCTGCAAAGTGGCCCAAGACTTACGCAGAACTTTCTAAGTCCGGCAAAGGCATTCATCTGCACTATTTATATTCCGGCGATGTTACAAAACTCATGAGAATTTATGAGGAAGACATCGAAGTGAAGGTTTTTACCGGCAAAAGCAGCCTGAGAAGAAAATTGACCCTTTGCAATGACCTCCCGATTGCGACGATCAGCTCGGGACTACCTTTGAAAGGAGAAAGCAAAGTGGTTAATTTTGAAGCTGTGAAAAATGAGAAAGCCATTCGAACGATCATTCGTAGGAATTTAAATAAAGAGTATCACGACAATACGCGCTGCTCGATGGATTTCATCAAGAAAACGCTGGACGATGCCTACAATGCAGGCGTTAAGTATGATGTGCGTGACATGTACAATGATATTTTGGTGTTCGCCATGAACTCGACGCACCAGTCAGAGTATTGCATGAACCTTGTGCCAAAACTGCACTTCTGTAGCGATGAGACTTCTGCTCCGGTTATCAATGATGAGGCACCTATTGCATTCTATGACTGCGAAGTGTTCCCGAATCTCTTCTTAGTCAACTGGAAGGTTGCAGGCGAGGGAAAGACCGTTGGCCGCATGGTGAATCCTACTGCGCAGGACATGGAAAATTTGATGAAGTATCGTCTGATTGGCTTTAACTGCCGCAAGTACGATAATCACATGATCTATGCCCGAATGCTTGGATATTCTAACGAGCAACTGTACGATCTCTCGCAGCGCATCATTGCCGGTGATAAGAATGCCTTCTTTGGGGAGGCATACAATATCTCCTACACGGATATTTACGACTTCTCGAACAAAAAGCAGAGTCTCAAGAAATTCGAGATCGAACTGGGCATCCATCACCAGGAATTGGGCCTGCCTTGGGATAAGCCGGTACCGGAAGAACTTTGGGGCAAGGTGGCTGAATATTGTGATAACGATGTTATTGCAACAGAAGCTGTCTTCAATGCCCGTAAGGCAGACTGGGTGGCACGGCAGATCCTGGCGAGTTTGTCGGGCCTGACAGTCAATGACACGACCAACCAGCACACTACCAGAATTATATTTGGTGGAGAGAAAAATCCGCAGTGGCAGTTCAATTATCGCGAACTGTGGAAACCTGTGCCTTATACCAAATATGAAGAGCTGCGTGAGAAACTGGGTGCCGACTATGATTTCCGTGTCTGGAATGAGAAAGGCGAACCGCAGTACCGCAGTTATGTGCCTGGCGAAGAACTGCCTATTGGTTGGAGCATCATGCCATTCTTCTCGAACTATGTCTGGACTGGGGCAAAATCGTACTGGTGCACTGATATTCTTGATGCCGAGAGGTGCCGATCAAATCCTGAGTATTTGTACGAGCTTTTGGACCGGCAGAAAGAACTTGACAAGAACCAGCCGAGTGATCCATCGAATCGTACCATTCTTATCGAAGAAGTCGGAGAGGGTGGTTATGTCTATTCGGAGCCTGGCATGTATGGCAAGGTGGGACTGGATGATATTGCTTCGATGCATCCATCCAGCCTCATTGCAGAGCGGCATTTTGGCCCCTATACGAAGAATTTCGCTGACCTGAAGACTGCTCGCGTGGACATCAAACATCACGATGTAGAGGCTCTGAGGGGGATTCTGGATGGTAAGCTGGTACCGTTTGCTGAAGCGATTGCTGCTGGCAAGGCTGAGTACGATTGGGACGATCTGGCATTTGCGCTGAAAATTGCAATCAACTCGGTGTATGGACTGACTTCGGCCAAATTCAGTAACGCCTTTAGAGATCCGCGTAATAACGACAATATTGTTGCGAAGCGCGGGGCTTTGTTCATGGAGACACTCAAGCGGGAAGTGCAAAAGAAAGGCTTTATCGTAGCACACATCAAGACTGATTCCATCAAAGTGCCCGATGTCACGGATGATATTCTCGACTTCATCGACAAGTACGGCCGAGAGTATGGGTATGTCTTTGAGCATGAGGCCACTTACGACCGTATCTGCCTTGTAAACGATGCTGTGTACATTGCCAAATACAATGAGCAAGGTATCATCAACAAGGGCGGAAAACATGCCAATGAATGGACGGCTACTGGTACACAGTTCCAGATCCCGTATGTGTTCAAATCGCTGTTCAGCAAAGAGCCTATCAAGTTTGAAGACATGTGCGAGACCAAGCAGGTAACTTCGGCTTTATATTTGGATATGAACGAAGGGCTGCCTGAAGACCAGCACGACTACAAATTCGTGGGTAAGGTTGGTCTGTTCTGCCCTGTGAAGCCTGGCTGTGGTGGCGGTATTCTGGTACGTGAGTCTGATGATAAGAAGACCGGCGGGAAGAAATACTCGGCTGCCACAGGCTCTAAAGGCTATCGCTGGATGGAAGCGGAGATGGTCAAGAAACTTGAGAAAGAGGATTGCATCGATAAATCGTATTATCAGAAGATGTGCGATACGGCGGTGCATGATATTTCTAAGTTTGGTGACTTCGAGTGGTTTGTCTCGGATGAGCCTTACATTGGGTGCAGCTATGATGAGCATGGAGCGCCTATTTATGACGATGTTCCGTTCTGACGCGAATTTTGCAGGCCCTCATATGGAGAAATCCAATAATTTAACTGGAGGTTTGTGAAATGAATAAACTTGGAAAAGCAGTTCTGATTGGTGAAACCATTATGGTTGTTGGCTTTATATCATATGTAGCCGGGGCTACTGATATCGTTTACGCTTTACGCGATTCGACATTGGCAGGTTTTAATGCTACCAAATATGATGTTGAGAATAATTATTCTGGTGGTTTTAGGCAATTGATTCGCTTAGCATTATTCCGTTCAGCAACCGATATTAAGGATTAACTTCAAAGGCTACGGCCCTGTGGGAACATGGGGTCTTAGCCTTTTATTTTTGAATGGAGTGGTATTTTGACTAAAGAAAAAGCAGAAGATCTTTTTAACTATTGGCTCCGTATTCTTGGGATTGAAAATTGGAATATTGTTTTTGATTGGGCAGTACGGAAATCCAGCATGGTACTCGAAGATACTTATGGGACATGCACCTATAATCGTGAAATTCAATCGGCCATGATACAAATTATGGACGAGCTGGATATTGGAGCCACGGATACACTTGCGCCTTTTGACTATGAAGTAGTGTTAGTTCATGAGCTTCTTCATATTAAATTTGCATGGGCGGATAATCCGGCTAATGACCTTGAAAAAGCACTTACGCATTCTTTGATCCAAGAGCTTGCAAAGAGCTTTGTTCAAACCAGGCGGACGCCTAACTAAAGGAGTGATATTTTCTGAAAGCAAAAGACTATTTTAAGAAGTACCTCGACACCTACAAGCATCGAGAGTATTACGGCTTTACTGACAGGGAAGTTGGGGCGCTGATTCGTAAGGAGTTTGTCAAGGAGACGAATGAGCTGATCGACCTGAGAAAAATCAAGTCGAACTGGCAGCTTGTGACGATTCTGGGTGAGCAAAACGACAAATGGAATGCCCTGGCGAAGATCTTTAAAAACAATCTGGGTTCAAGCCCTATCAACAAAAACGAGTTTCGTCGCAGAATCGTGCCGGAGGAATGGCCCTCGGTAAAAGAGCCTGCCGGTGATTGCGACAATGATATTTGAAAAGGAGAAAACTGTAATGGCTGAACGTATGAATAAACTGGTGATCGACAATGCGCGTCTGACCTTCAAGAATTTCTCGGGCAAGGGCGATAACTACAATCGTGAGGGCGACCGCAACTTTGCCGTGATTATCGACGATCCTCAGATGGCAGAAAACCTCGCAAAAGACGGCTGGAATGTGCGTCCGCTGATCTCCAAAGACCCGGATGAGGAGCCCACTCATTACATTAAGGTGAAAGTCAGCTTCAAGGTTCGTGCTCCGAAGGTTCGTCTGCTGTCCAATCATAAGCAGGTTTTCCTCAATGAAAACACGATCTCCAGCCTGGACTTTGCCAAGATCGAAGAGTGTGGTGTTGTCATCAGCCCGTATATGTGGGAGGTCAATGGCAAGAGGGGCATCTCGGCTTACCTTGACTCGATGTATGCAAAGATCGAAGATGATCCGTTTGCCGATAAGTATGCGGACTATGTGGAAACCGAGATTGATAATCCCGATGGTTGCCCGTTCTGATTGATATTTTGGGGGTGCCTGATTTGAGAGGGTCAAACGGCGTGCTTACGGTACGGCCCCGATGAAAGGAGAAAAATATGTACCACATTGGAACCAGAGTGAAAATCTTTATTGATTGTTTCTCTGCCCATACAGAAACTGGAATAATCAGTTACGTAAAGTTTCTTCCTGATAAAAATGAGTTTGGCTATTTGGTCACCCTCGATAACGGGAAAGGCAAGGTGCTGGTCGAAGATGAAGATATAATAAAACTTTATGAGTTTCAATTGAAACTATAAAATTGCACTACCTAATAGAAAGGAGACACAAATGAGGAAGTTTGAACCTGGTAATGTTTATTCTACTCCTGGTGTGAATGCAAAGCTTGAGGATGCAGGGTTTATGCGCTTTATGATCGTCTCTTTGAACCGGCATATCAACGGTGATTGGGGTAATATGTGCGATGAGGATAAGGCCACCAACGAGGAAGCACTTGTGGATGGGCTGCGTCTGATGAGTGTCTATAAGCGCAAGGACCATCCTGATGACACAATTTGGATCATTACGGAGGCAGATCGAAGTTCTACTACAATTTTGCTTCCGGACGAGTATTGATATTTTGGAGGAACTAATTATGATGGTTTTATTTTTGATCGGACTTATGGCATTGATCGGGGCGGGGCTTATGATTATCTCTGGAATCCAGGCAATAATCAGCTTAGGAATTGCCCTGATTATCAAGATGGTTTTGGGCCTGGCCGGAATCGTTTGTGGGATTTTGCTGCTCATGTTTGTCGTGGCTATTGTGGAGGATTTGGCGAGCAAATGACGTTTTTACAGATTTTGGGATTGATTTTGATGCTTCTGCCACTTGCTGGCATCTTGATTCTAGCGTTTACTGTCGACTGGCGAGGAACTCTCTTTACCCTAGCTATGGTGGGGATGATGTTTCTCGGGGCATTCTTATTAAGAGGTAAATTATGAGTTTACGAGATTGTCTGTACCTTCTGGGCGTTATGGTGCTTATATTTGCAGCAGGGATCACTGGGCATTGGGATTACCTCGGCCACATGCTCGATGGTGCGGTTATAATGTTTTTATATTTAAAAGGTAAAGAAAAATGATAAAGTTACTAGGATTTATTATGATCATAAGCCCGGTGGTATTCTTTTTATCAATGTTAGAACCAAATACAGATATTTGGGACTCCATAAAACTTACGATAGCTGTTGCTTTGGGTATAGCATTTATTGGAGTTGGAACCATACTTATGGTCGATGGAGGACTACTTTCATCATGATGAAGCTCTATGACTTCCAGCTTGAAGCTATTAAAAAGATGAAGCGGGGCTGCATTCTTTGCGGAGATGTTGGAAGTGGGAAGTCGATTACTTCTCTTGGATACTACTATCTACGAAACGGAGGCGATATTGAAAGTTTAAAAGGCGGGGATTATGTACCTATGGATGACCCGCCGAAGGATCTTTATATTATCACAACGGCCCGAAAGCGCGATACTCTCGAATGGGAGAAAGAGCTCGGGCCGTTTCTTATGTCTACGCATAAGGATTGTGATATTTACAGACACAACGTTGTGGTGGACTCGTGGAACAACATCAAAAAGTATGTTGGAGTGTACGGTGCGTTCTTTATATTTGATGAGCAGCGTGTTGTAGGGTCTGGCAGCTGGGTGAAGGCGTTTTACAAAATTACTCGTAAGAATGATTGGATTTTGCTGTCAGCTACCCCCGGGGATACCTGGAGTGATTATATTCCGGTCTTTGTGGCAAATGGGTTCTATAAAAACAAGACGGAATTTTTACGTAGGCACGCTGTTTATTCACAGTGTTGCAAGTCGTTTCCAAAAATCGAACGGTTCGTGGATACAGGGCATCTCTGCAGACTGCGCAATGATATTTTGGTGCCGATGGATTTCAAGCGAGATACCGTGCAGCATCACGAGTATCTGGTGGCGGAGTTTGATCGAGAAGGGACGAAGCAGCTTTTCAGAACTCGTTGGAATCCGTGGAAGAACGAACCGATTGATAACGCTTCAGAGCTTTATTACTGTGCCAGGAAGATTGCGAACTCTGATATTTCCAGGCAGACACTAGTTTTGGAAGTGTTTGAGGATCATCCGAGATTGATCATCTTCTATAACTTTGATTACGAGCTTGATATTTTGAAAGGGATGAATTTTGGTGAAGGAGTTTCCGTTGCAGAGTGGAATGGCCATACCCATCAACCCGTTCCGGAAGGAGAGTCGTGGGTATATCTCGTGCAATACACTGCCGGGGCGGAAGGATGGAACTGCATTACTACTGACACGATTCTGTTCTACTCCCGAAACTACTCATACAAAATCTCAAAACAGTCAGAAGGGCGAATTGACCGACTGAATACACCTTATAAGGATCTTTATTACTACCATCTCACTTCTAAATCCTTCATTGACCTGCGGATTGCCAAGGCCTATGAAGAGAAGCGAGATTTTAATGCAAATCGAGATTTCAAACGTCACTATGGTGATTTCTGAAAGGAGAAATTCAGATGAAATTCTTAATTGACCGTGCGTCTTTTGGGCCAGAAGTTAGAAAGCCCTGCGAGGAAGCACGAAAGCTTACAAATGGAGGCTACGGCGTAAAGTTGAATAGCCTTGATGATTTGATTGAACTTGTGAAAAGCATCGGCTCTCCGATCATTATTTATGGACCGAATGGCGATCATAGTCTCCCATTTCTTAGCATTTACGATGACTTTATCGAGTGAGGCTACGTGATGGGATACAAGGCTCATGATCATCAGGAAAGACGGTGTATGGATTGTCTGTTTCTGAAAAGGCGCAAGACCTGGAACAATTCTAAACGATACTACGAATACGGATGGTTTTGCACGTGCACAAATCAGGAGATCCACAAAATTAGAAATGAAGATTGCTGGGTACTTAGTGATGCGTACCCATACGGAAAAATGGAGGTTAAGTAAAATGGGTGTTTTTGCTTTTGTTGGCGGTATCATTATTGGGACTATTTTTAGCGCTACTGCGTTATATTTTACGTCTATGAAGGACGATGAGAAAGCAATCGAAGCTGCTCGCCGGGAAGCTGCTACATGGGAAAGCCAGGCACGGCACTGGGAAGGTGAAGCAATTCGTGCGAAAGACAATGAGCGAATGGCCCGAAAGATGCAACAGTATTGGAGGGCCCGATGCATGAACGAGCATTTTAGCTTTAATGCCGCCTGTGATGGCGATGGAGTCCGACCGGTGGTCATTTACCGCGATGCGAACAATGATATTTGTGATGGGCTGCTTTTGGCGGCAGTAAAGGAGGAAAATGCCGTATGAGTGAGAGCAATGTGCTGATTTTGCAGTGTGATGTGGTGCTCAAGAACTATGAAATGAATGAACTCTACGATACAATCCTCGAGCAAAAGGAGCAGGGTGTGATTTTACTACCCAAGTATGTCAAAGTTGTGAATGTTCCAGAGGAAGTGATCAATGGAGAACTTGTTGTGATGAACAGTGGGGAGCCTGAGCCGGAGAAATATGTACTTAAACGAGTTAGCGGGATCAAGGGACTCTCTTATGTACTGAATGTTAGACCAAGCTATGACTGTACATTAATTGTTGATTATACAGAGAATAAAATGATCGCTCTAAGATTTAGTGAGGAAGAGGCCAATAAATTGCTGAAAAAGCTCGGATACGGCTACGAAATGGAGGAACTTTAAATGGAAACTCGTACTAAGGAAGTCTTTTATGATATTTACTGCAAGCAGTGCAAGTATTACGAACTGGAGCCTTACAAGAACCCGTGCAATGAATGCCTGGCGGAACCGTATAACATGGACAGCCACAAACCTGTGAACTTTAAGGAGGATAAGTGATGGAATTTGGTAATGTATATGAAGTATTTGAACCCGGTGATCTAGTAAAGATCAATAATGTTCGTCATATTCACGATGGACGCACTGGAACTATCATTGGCATACAACATACAGGTCCAGATACTATTCCTAGCTATAATGTCAGACTTGATCCAACTGCGTTTGACGTTGGCCGAGATGTAAAAGACTTTGATCTTTGGGTAGACGCTAGAAGCCTTACACATAGATTTCCTGAAAAAACTGAAATTGCAATGGGGCTTAGGAGTTGCAAAACATTGTATCAAGGTTTAAAGAAGCTTCAAGATGGACAATCAGAGTATACTAAAGAACTGCTCAACAAACTCATTGGAGGTACTGATGAAATGAAAAATGTCGATGTTAAGAAGATTATCTTTAGCGGCCCTAAGACGATTGTGCTGTGGACTGATGGAACAAAAACCATCGTATCCATGAGCAAAGATGAACTGAGATTCGATCCGGAAGCCGCTTTCTGTGCTGCTTACACGAAGAAGATGTTTGGCTCCAACAGCAAAATTAAACGTGTTATCGCTGAAATGTCGAATTATGAGGACTGGAAAGAGAAAGAAGAACCTGATGATCAGTTGTACAAACTTGGGCTAAAAGCTCTTGCTAAGCGCGAAGATATTGACCTTAAAGCAGTCGAGAGTATGACTAAAGACACCGAGAAATTTACGGACCTACTGGCTCAAATGATGTATGAAATTCTTACCGGACATCCCTACGAAGGAGAGAAAAACAATGTCAGCAACTGATATTACTATAAAACCTGAGAGGCGGCTGTGCACGGTAAATGGCGAGTATGGATATTTCCATTGCTGGGAATGGTTCTTAGCGTCACACGGAGATATTATTCGTTCATCAGAGATTGTAGCAATCATTGAATTTGAAGATCGTGTGGCTCGGATTTATCCTTGGGAAGTAAAGTTTGTTGATGAGGAAAATCAGCAGCTCCACTGGATGAACGAGCATGAGAAAAAGAGAAAGGAGAAAAGTGATGAATCTTCACTGGATTGATGATGCCGACCATTTCCCGGTGTATGGGTTTCAAGACGAAAAAGATAAGTTCCTCGAAGAAATACTTTTGGAGCCTCCGAAAAATGAGTGGTTCATTAAATGTCCTATTTGCGGATACAAACTGAGTGATTGCCAATGTCTTGTTGCTGGAAATGCGCATCCAGATCGATGGAAGAAAATCAAGGTTGTTAAGGACCACCTATATATGCTTAATTCGGTTCAAATCAAGCATGTCATTTGGCTTGAATCTAAATGGGAAACTTCTTACGATGATCAAGAAATGAATGATATTCTCAAAGAATTGAAAGGAGATCAATCATGCTGAAAATTGAAAACGCCGAGATCGTTGGTTGGGAACATGCGATTCGTGGGATGCGGAACCCGATGAACTCTTGGGAGAATAGCGATAGCTTTATTCCTTGCTGGCAAAAAACAAAATGTCATGAATGCGATGCTAATCAAAAGTGCGCATATTATTTTGAGGACGGAGAGCCGTACAAAAAAGACGAATTTATCGGCGCCAAAGACCTCGATCTTATGACCCGCCTCCGTGATGCTGGCACAGACCACCGTAAGTTCATGCGGATGATCACCGTATACCTTGATATTACGGCACCGCTGTATTGGTGGAAGGAGTTCGATACATACAAGGTCGGAACAGTTGCCAACTCTTGCTCGACGATGCATAAGATTGCAGCGAAGGAGTTTGTGTTAGATGATTTTAGTCATGAGCATCTTATTTCTGACGAATCTATCCCAGGCCGTGTTTATTCGGCAAAAGGCATGATGGAAGCTACTGTAGATAACCTAAATATGTTTCGTAAACTTTACCTTGAAACTCAAGACAAAAAATACTGGTGGCAGCTCATCCAGCTTCTGCCAAGCTCTTATAATCAGCGCCGAACGATCATGCTGAACTATGAGGTTTTGGCGAACATTTATAAGTCTCGTAAGAACCATAAGCTGGATGAGTGGCGGACGTTTTGCGAGTGGATTAAAGGGCTGCCGATGAGCGAGATTATTACAGGGGAGGAGATTGACAGCGAGACCGTCGAGAAATTGGTTGATTGCGGAAACGTCTATCCTATTTCACCAGAAGAATGCCGTGACCTTATGAAAGGGGACTCAAATGACTAAATTCGGAAGACTTTATATTTGCGACCGATGTGGGGATACTGGATTTGCCGGATATGTCGGCGCAATTGATCGGTCAGGGTGGATTGATCCTTTTGGTAAATTTGAAAAACTCGAAGGCTGGGAGATCTGGGAAGGGAAAACTCTGTGCCCGGATTGTGCCAAAGAGTATCATCAGAGACTCGAAGGTTTTTGGAAGGAGGAAACAAAGTGAAGCTTGCATTCAGTCAGTTTATTGATATTTGCCCTCAGGGATATAGCTACTGTACTACTGGAACGTTTGATGATTCTATAACCACTATGCACGGTACGGCATATATAATGTATTCACGCCTGACTGAAGAGCAAAAATCGGAACTCAAAAAGTATGAGAACGTACGACTGACAGTAAGCTGGAAACCGTATGCACCTGAAATAAGACATGATGTTGTCTTTATTGGAGATCAAGTGAAAGGAGAATGATATTTATGCCTTTGGATGAGGAAGTTAAGAAGATTGTCGATGAGGCAGACTGTAGATGTCCTGTATGTGGACAGAAAGTCGTAGTCGAAATCAAGGGTGATGCAAAGCACGGATGGTATTTGTGCAGTAAATGTGTGTTTTGTGGCTGGGTAAACGACGGAGAAAAGTATGCCTAAGGAGGGCTGAGTATGATCGATTTAAAGTTTGATAAGAAGGATCTTGATATGGTGCTTGAATGCCTTAATGACTTGAAGTATGCGTCGTGCAAAGATGCAGTGGCAGATCCTTACTTTGAGTTTGAGGGCGAGATCGGGGTTGCTACTGATATTCATGGAATTGTGTTAAGGTACAAGCAACAGAGCGAACACTATATTGAGCTATATATGGACGCAAATCCCAATCAAAAGGATTACTTCCGCTGCCCGAAATGCAAGCGGATTCTTAATGCCCATACGGATTGGAGACTCAAGGATGAGCATATTATGGGCATTCCAATGTTTGATTCCCAAAATAAAGCAACCGAATTTTACTGCGAAGATTGTGGTTGGACGGGAGAAAAAGCACCGTTTGAGGAGGTGAAAGAAGGTGGAAATCAGGCAGAATAAGGCCACGAAGGACGTACATCTCTCGCTGAGAATCGGAAAAGATGACCTTCGGAAACTGAAAACAGTGGCATTTTGGAGCAAAAAATCGACTTCTGAGGTCATTCGAGACACGATAGAATTGGCTTATAAAGTCGAAAAAATGAAGCATCCGGACTGAAAAATGTAGCACAAAAATGGCGTGTAGCACAAAAAATAAAAATGTGCTACAAAAATAGGGCAAAATGTAGCACAAAATTTTTGAGGCTGCAAAAGGAGGCCGTTTGATAGGAAAATCATGAAAAGTCCTCAAATTATGACAAATATGTCATAAAAACAGGCATTTTGTAGCACAAAAATCGAATGTAGCACAAAAAAATTGCAAAAATTACCCTATTTTATTTATATATATGGATTTATGACAAATATGTAATAAATAGTAATATATAATTAAAAATCCAAAATTTTTTCAAAAATTTGTGCTACATGTGCTACAAAAGTTTTGAAAGGAGATAGACCAGTGAGCCGAGGATCTAATTTGATGGACGAGTATATGCATCAGGTTTATTTATATTTTCCTGATTTGCTTGGGGAAGTTGTACACGCCAGAGAGTATGTTCAGCTTATGCTCTTGCTGGAAACGAACACCAAGTACGATTATTTCTATAATATCACAAACAACGTCTTGATTCCAATTCCGAAGAGTGATCAAGATTTGGACAAAGAAAGTTTCGCACGGATATTTGGAGTGCTGCTTCGTAGAGCTCTTGAGCACAGCGGATTGACACAAGAGGAGCTGAGCGAGAAGACCGGCATTCCTCAGGCCCGTATCTCGGATTATCTTTACGGCAAGCATTTTCCGAGTTTTTACCAGATCGATAAAATGGCAAAGGCTATGAACTGCAGTGTGGAGGATCTGCGTTATGTGAAGTAAAAAAGTTTACAATTTCCTTGTTGCGGTGGACTGATATTTTGGCTATACTGAAAATGTCCGAGGAAACTACACAAGGAGGTTAAGCAATGGGATTGTTCAATAAGAAACGGAAATCAGAAGTTACGGAAGTAGATGTCTACACAGAACATGGTAATGAGGTCCATGTCTTTGACGGGCCGGATGGCAAAGTGGAAGTGAGTAAGGTTCACATGGCTGACTTCCTGCCGACCGGTGAACAGTGGTGCCCGCATTGTCATGTGCAGTGCGAGAAGCGCGATGACGGAAAATGGTTTGAGTGCCCTGAGTGTGGTTACAGCATTACTGCTGAGGATGCCGAACTGTTTGGCAGTTATCCGACCGAAGCATCCACTTACGATTGATGATTACTGCTGAATATTGATATTTTCCCTTATGGCCTGTGCAGAAGTGCATGGGCCTTTTATTTTGCCCTGATTTCGGCCTGGGGGTTCGCGAAAAAAACATGGTGTATTATGAGAGAGATAATATGTCCCGTTTTTAACTGTTTTTGGCAGTTTTCAAGGCATATTGTCTTTTGTTTTGCAAAGGAGAAGGCCTTATGGCAAAAGAAAGCAAATTTCAGAAGGGTCTCATTGATGATCTGAAGAAACGCTTCCCTGGCTGTATGGTGCTGAAAAATGATGCCAATTATATTCAGGGCATCCCGGATTTGATGGTTTTGTACAAAGACCACTGGGCAGCTCTTGAATGCAAAAAGGCGGAAAATGCGAACCACCAGCCAAATCAGGATTATTACGTTGAGCGAATGGCAGAGATGTCGTTCGCTCGTTTTGTTTATCCTGAGAACAAGGAGGATGTTCTGAATGAACTTCAACGATCATTCGAAACTTAGAGGGCAGCATGCCTTTCTGGGGGCCAGTAAGTATCACTGGCTGAACTACGACCCCAACAAGATTGCGGAAGCCTACCGCAACTTTCTTGCCGTGGCGATGGGGACCAGACTGCACGAGTATGCAGCGGAATCCATCGATCTCGGGCAGAGGCTTCCGAAGTCTCACAAAACGTTGAATATGTATGTCAATGATGCGATCGGTTTTAAGCTTAGACCTGAGCAGGTTTTATATTACTCTCCGAACTGTTTTGGCACTGCCGATGCAATTGACCTGCGTGGTGATTTGCTGCGTATCCATGATCTGAAGACCGGCAAGGTTCCGGCACATATTGAACAGCTGATGATCTATGCAGCTTTGTTCTGTCTTGAGTACGGTATCAAGCCGTCTGATATTGATACGGAGCTTCGCATCTATCAGAGCGATGATATTCTCGTGGAGAAACCAGACCCCAATGATATTCTGGCGATCACCAAGAAGATCGTCGAAGCCGATAAAGTCATTGAACAAGTCAAAGAAATGGAGAGTTGAGCTATGTACCAGGATAAACCGCCGATCGAAGATGTAATGATCCACTACGGTGTCAGTGTCATGGATGGCGCTCCTGGCCGTGGCTCTGGCCGATACCCCTGGGGGTCCGGCGATAACCCGAAGCAGCGCACAGATACGTTTCTGAGCCGCTACAATGAATATGCGGGCCAAGGACTTACAGAGAAAGAGATCGCGGAGAAGATGGGCACTACGACCACCAAACTCCGTGTTCAGCTTTCCTATGCTAAAAGCCAGAAGCGTATGCAGATGGTGGACCAGGCAAAGTCCTTGCGCAAAGAAGGGAAGAGTTTGAATGAAATTGCTGAAATTATGGGCTTTGATAATGATTCTTCGGTACGTTCTCTGCTGAATGAGAATGCGGAGACCCGTATGCGGCAGAGTACGGCTACGGCTGATAAGCTGCGCGAACTGGTCGAAGAGAAAGGTTTCCTGGATGTGGGGCCTGGTGCAGAACGTGAGCTTGGGGTTTCCCGAACTAAGTTCGACCAGGCCCTTTATACTTTGGAGATGGAAGGTTACGACACCTTTAACCGCCGTATTCCGCAGGTTACCAATCCCGCACGGAAGACGACTTTGAAGGTGTTGACGCCTCCCGGTACCCAGTATAGCGAGATCTACGATGCCTCTAAGATCCATTCTGTGGGCGACTATGCCATTTCCTATGACGACGGCGAGACTTTCCATAAGCCGTTTGAGTTTCCGTCCAGTATGGACTCCAAGCGGTTGATGATCAACTATGCTGAAGACGGCGGCATCCAGAAGGATGGTGTTATTGAACTTCGGCGTGGGGTGAAGGATTTGGACTTGGGTAATTCTAAGTATGCGCAGGTTCGTATTCTGGTTGATGGAACTCATTACCTGAAGGGTATGGCTGTGTATGCCGATGATCTTCCGGATGGTGTAGACGTTCGGTTTAATACAAATAAAACCAAGGATGTTCCGATGATGGACGTTCTGAAAAAAGTCAAGCGTGATAAGGACGGCAATGTTGATCGGGATAATCCGTTTGGTTCTCTCATCAAGGAGAAGGGCGGTCAGAGCTATTATCTTGATGATAAAGGCAAAGAACATCTGAGTCTCATCAACAAGCGTGCCGAAGAGGGCGATTGGGGCGAGTGGGCCGATAAGCTTCCGTCTCAGTTCCTTGCTAAGCAGCCGATTGCTTTGATCAATCGCCAGCTTAAGATCGCTATTGAGGATAAGCAGGCAGAGTTTGATGAAATCAGGTCACTTACCAACCCAACTATTAAGCGCAAATTGCTCAAGGATTTTGCTGACGGATGCGACAAAAATGCAGTTACGTTACAGGCAGCGGCCTTGCCGAGGCAGAAGTATCAGGTAATTTTGCCGCTTAATTCCATTAGTGAAAATGAGATCTATGCTCCAAACTTTAATGATGGAGAAACCGTTGCACTGATTCGGTACCCTCATGGCGGTCTGTTTGAAATCCCTATTTTGAAGGTCAATACCAAGAACACTGAGGGTAAACGTGTCATTGGTACAAACCCGAAGGATGCAGTTGGTATTAACTCTAAAGTTGCCGAACGCTTGTCCGGCGCTGATTTTGATGGTGATACCGTTATGGTTATTCCGTTTGGCAAAGGCTATAAGATCGCATCCCAGCCCGAATTGGAGGGGCTTAAAGGCTTTGATCCTAAGGTTGAGTATAAGATTCCGGCAGGCGATACCAAAACCAAGCGAATGACTGATGCCAATACTCAGAAACAGATGGGTGTCGTATCTAATCTGATCATGGATATGACTCTTGCAGGTGCCAGCACTGAAGAGCTTGCTCGTGCAGTTCGGCATTCCATGGTTGTTATTGATGCCAAAAAGCATGACCTTGATTACAAGCGCAGCGAATCCGACAATGGCATTGCCGAATTGAAGCGCAAGTATCAGGGACATTTTGATGAGAACGGTCAGTATCATGAGGGCAGTGCTACTCTGATCACGAGGGCAAAGAGTGAGATCTCTGTTCCTAAGCGTCAGGGTAGCGGCGTGATCGATCCTGAAACCGGTAAGAAAACCTACAAGACAGCGGATGATCTCTACTACGAGACCAGTCGTGTAGATAAGAAGACTGGCGAGGTCATCACCAAACAGAAGATGCGTACGCAGCAGTCTACCAAGATGGCCGAGACCGATGATGCCTATACCCTGGTATCCTACCGCCGTACCAAGGCCGAGCTTGCCTATGCTGAATATGCGAATAAGCTGAAGTCTTTGGCAAATGAAGCTCGTAAAGAGATGAAAGCCACCGGAACCCTGAAGTATAGCCCCGAGGCCAAGAAGGCTTACGAGCCGGAAGTTACCCGGCTCCAGTCTGCCCTGGCCCTTGCCAACTCGAATAAACCCCGTGAACGCCAGGCACAGGTCCTTGCCAACGCCCGTATCAAGGAGAAGATCGAGGCTGACCCGGACCTTGCTAACGATAAGAAGATGCTCAAGAAGGTATCCCAACAGGCTATCGTTGCCGCCCGCCAGCAGGTGGGGGCTAAGCGCCATCCTATTACTATTAGCGATAAGGAATGGGAAGCCATTCAGGCAGGCGCTATCTCGGATAATGTGCTCTCGCAGATCCTTGAGAGTGCTGACATCGATAACTTGCGGCAACGCGCAACGCCAAGAGCAAGCAATGAGCTTAGCAACAGCAAGATCACATTGATTAAAGCTCGTGCTGCTTCTGGCTATACAAACGCACAGATTGCCGAAAGCCTCGGCATTTCTGCTTCTACTGTGAGTAAATACTTGAACACTTAAGGAGGTGAAGTCTTATGGTTCAGTACATGTTGACCACTTACGATAACCCCTACAATCCGTTCCAGGACTTCTCCAAGTGGTTCTTGTGGGACACGGAAAAAGGGTACAATTCGTGTGCATATCTTGCTCGTGTTGCAGCTGATTCTGATTCTTTTGATGAGAAAGAAGAAAATGCTGCTATTGAGCAATCAATTGATGAAATCATTTCTGCTGACTTTATGAATGTTTATTGCAAACTTCGTTTTGATGGCGAGAAAACAGATTTCGTTGATGTTAAGAGAGAAAATGTAGTAAATCAAACAGCTTAACCGCACTATAGACATTGTTTAACCATAGGGAGGGGGTCGTGTTTTTAACACCCCCTCCCTACAT